GTTTCGCGACGGCCGAGATCCAGAGATTCGACCGCCCCTCCCCCATCCATGCCGACGCGGCCCGTAGAGCCTTACGCGCGTGCTGGATGCCGCCCGCAGGTGCACAGGCTCGCGTCGTAGCCGCCCATGGCCCGCATGCGCGCCTCGCAGGCGTTCTTGGCCTGGTGGCACCCCTCGCTTATGCTGAGCCGGTTGGCATCGGCCTCGGCGCCGCCGGCCCATAATGGGACGGAGTGGTCCACCTCTCGAGCTGGCCGCAATGCGCCAGTCGCCACGCACTGGGGGCAGCGGCAGATGCCACAGTCTCGGCGCAGGATGCGTTCGCGGATCGTCTGGAGTGCGCTGCCGCGGATGCGCTCGGTGGCTGCTGGGCTCTGTGCCCGGCGGGTGTCCAGCGTGGCGACTCGCGGCTTGAGCGTGTGCAGCCGGCCCATCAAACGAAGATCCCGCGGATCAGCCGCTCGATGGATGCCCAGTCGCGCTCCCAATAGTAGTGCCGGTAGGCTTGCTTCACCAGCTCGTCGATAGAGGCCTGCGTCCACACCCGGTCGGAGCGAATGAGCCGGGCATCTTCGATCAGCGGCTCGGTCAAAACGGGCGCAGCAGCGCAGATGCACGCTGCCTTGTTGCGCCTGCAGGCGTTGCAGATGTCGACCTTCTGGTCACAGTCGCAGCCGATGCGGTGGCAGCGCGGGCAGGTTAGCTCCGATACGGGCGCTGTGTCTCGAGCCATGCTGACTCTCCCTTGCCCGAACTTTGCTGGCCTGCGGGCTGGCGCTTGGAGGGCGCGGGCGACACGACCCTGCGGTGCTACGCGAGCGGTGTTGGTCGGTGGATCGGCGCCCGGCTTGGGGCTGACGATTTATCGGCGAGCGCGATAAACCGCAGTAATTTGGCTAATCTCGCTTGAAGAGGGGTGCGAGTTCACGCCTTGCAGACGTTCCATGCAGAGCGCCCATGCGTCTTGAATCCAGCACGCGACATGTCGTAGTAAGCCTTCGTCTGGCGCGCAGCCCGCTTGGCGGCCTTGCGCTCGGCGTACTCTTCGGCGCTGTACTTTCGCGCCGCCTTGCCACCATTGGCCCTCAATCTCTCAATCTGCGGTGCCAAGCGGAGCCGCGCCGCATTGTCCTTCGCGCCCCAGAGAGCCTGACTCAGGTTAGGAAAGAGATCGGCCACGTATTGCCGGACCTCTACGCCGCCCCCGTGATTGCAGGCATACCAATGCGCATGACCCGACATGAACGGAATCGCCCGCTCCAAATCTGCGCATCGCTCGTTCGTCAGTGCGCCGCCACGCTCGTCTAGCGTTTCCAAAAGGGCACGCATGTCCCATTGCTTGACCCACGCCACTACAAGAAACTTCGCGGCGCGCTCGACTGTGAACATGCTGGCTCCAATGAGAAAGCCCGCCGAGATATCACTCTGGGCGGGCTAGTCAGGCGGGGCGTTTAGAAGAGACGCGACCGGGTGCGCATCGCCCGGTCGGGCCAGCACTGCCGGGAGGCTCCCAGCGTTCTAGGCGTGTCGCGTTCGTGGAAACGAGGATCCTTGAGGGCGAGCTTGTCCATCGCTCGCTACCCCGGGCCACAACGGCTCCGGGCGTCGTTCGTAGGGCATTGCGCCCGTTGTCGGCTGCTCATAACAGCGAAACCCTCGCGCGGGTTGTGGCGCGATGCTAGCTCAGCAGTCAAGCGGAGTCAATAGTACGTCACGGTTACGCCGTCCGGCAGCGGCGGCATCCGAGCGCAATGCTCGTTCAGGTCGGCCAGGAATTGCCGCACCCAAGCCGCCGCCCTGCGATGTGCGATCCATCGCGCCTGTGCGCGGACACGAAGGCGCTTCTGTTTCCTCATGGCAGATCCACTGTCTCGCCAAGGCGCGAAGCCACAAACGCGCGCATGGCGGCGATCAGGGGAGTGGCGCCGACGGCAGCGGCCGGGTCGTCACGGTACGTGCTGAACGGCAGCGGCTCGTCGATGTAGTGCGAGAAGGCGCCCTCCGGGCCGAGGCATGTAGCAGCCCAGAATGTCGGCCCGTCATCCTCATAACCGGTTGTCGGCACCGTTACGATCCGTTCCCGCTCGATGATCGGGCCGGCCAGTTGCCAGTCGGCCGAGAACCGCGGCGCCAACTCCCAACCGATAGCGCTCCGCCACCGCCCATCCTCGCGCACGTTGAACCCCTCTGCCTTCGCCACCGACGCATCCAGAAGAGCGCCTTCCAGTTCGGCTACCTTGTACGTTGCCATGCTCACGCTCCTTCGCTAGGGGCCTCTTCTGGCATGCCGTAGGTATGCCCAATGGGCGTGCCCGACGCTTCAACGAGCTGCGCCAACCGCTGGTGGAAGCCTTCCGTACACGCTGCGCACTCCCACGGCTTGCCTTGCTGCGCACAGGAGCACGCCTTCATCCATTCCCGGCAGGCTTCCTCAAAAGGGTTCACTTCGTCCATGCTTCACTCTCCCGGCCGCAGCCGCTTGCGCAAAGATTGTCGGCCCTTGTTCAGCGCATCCTCGATGTAGCCGTACATCTGCCCCGACCCGAGCGGTCGTGCGCGTTTTCCCGAGCCGTGGCAGGAGTCGCACTCCCCAGCAAGGACGGGTGCGTCAGCATGGCGGCGCTTGCCGCGGCCGAGGCACGCCGGGCACTGCGGGGCCAGCCAGTGCGTCAGGGTCGGCCCGACGATGGCCGCATCGATGCCCTTCAGCGCCGCCCACGCGAGGAGCTGCGCTTCCACGGCTTCCCGCCCGCGCAGCCGTTCGGCCGTGATCCGCACCGCCGTGATGTAGGCGGTGAGCAGATCCTCCCGCGCGCGCCGCAGGTCCGGCTTGCCCTTTTTCAGGGGCAGCGTCGCTGCATGGTCTGCCACATGCTGGTCGGTGTACGGGCGCGGGCGCGCTGCGTTCCACGCCGAGTGCAGGCGCAGCAGGGCCATCCCGACGCGGCTTTCGCTCCATCCGGCCGCGATCACGACGTCGATCGGGCCGCGCTGGTCGGCATCCACCGTCAGGTCCGACGCGTTGCTGGCCGCTTGATACCGCTCGTCCACTCCGGGCGGCGGGTGTTGTGCGTCTGCGTACATGTTCCGTGAGTCCCCTCTTCCTTCGGATTTCAGTGCGCCGTCGCGAATTCCGGCCTGCGCAGCACCGGGCAGCCGCCAAACTGCGCCTTCGCTTCTGCCATGCTCTCGGCAAAGCCGATCACCACCCACCTGACTGCGTACCAGTCGAAGGGGCCGTACTCGTGGTGCATGCCTCGCTGGCCGGTCTTCTCGAGCACTGGGCGCAGGACTTCGTAGTGGGGGATGGGTGGTTGCTTCATGGCTCGCTCCTGTCTGCTTGGGTTTCCCACTTCCATTCGGGATCGCCGGGGAAATAGAGCTTGTGGTCGAAGCGCGCGTCGTGCTGGCGCTGCACGTTCTTGCGCCAGCGCGCATAGGCGCGCTCCAATGTGATCCCGCGTCCCACCGGGCCGCCTCCGCGCATCGCGACGTGCCAAAGCACGATCCCCAGATACCCCGGACGGCTCGGCCGTGCGTAGGGCTTGGCGGTGTAGCTGGGGCCAACGACTTGCATCACGGCTTGCTCACCTCGCCGAAACCACACTTCCACGCCGCGCAGTAGTGGATGCGCCTGCAGGCGTCCGGCTGGCAACACTCATGGCACGCGTGCAGCTCGCGAACCTGAATGCCGGACGTGCTCACGATCTGTGGAGGCTCGTTGACGTGGATCGTCTTCGCTGCCCAGTTCACGGCCACCCGAGACACGCTCACCTTCGTCGTCGTGTAGACCCCCCAGATGGATGCGGTGTCTTGGGTCGCATACTCCCGGAGCGCGACATCGACCCATACCCAGTTCGGCACGGGCTGGCCCGTGGCATCGTCCATGAGCGTGAATTCCCCTTCGTGGCCGGGAAGGTTAAAGAGGGTTGTCATGCTGATGTCCTCCGCACGGCAAGCCCGAGCCGATAGCAGAACCCTGCGTCGGTGCGTTCCTGGGCCTGCTTCGTGGGTTTCGGTCCCTTCACCCTGATCGGCTTGGCTCCAGCCTGCACCCACTGGTCCAGCAGGCGATTGCGCAGGATCACCTGCTTGGCTTCGTCGCGTGTCATGCCCTGCCCTCCAGTTGATCCAGTGCCCACTGCGCCGCCTTCCTGAATCGCGCGGGCTCGCTCGCATCGGCCGCGACGCGCTTCCACGCTTCAACCTGCCGCGCGTGTGCCGCCAGAAACGCGGCCTGCTTCACTTCGCGGCTGGCTTTTCCTTGGTCGAGCCAGCAGTGCGCCACGTCGCCGCCCCACACGCTCCAGTGGTCATCGGCCTTGCGCCCCTTGGCCTTTCCATGGATCGCCAGATTGGAGTGGCAGGCGACCGTGCTTCCCGGCGTGCACCAGCAGCCATGAGGCGTCGGGCACAGCAGACACGGGCGCCCCTCGGCCATGTCCAGCAGCGCGCGGTTACGCTTCGGTGCTGTCTTGGGGGCACTGACTGCCGCATCGACCGGCGCATAGACAGGGTTGTGCAACGTGACGACCGGTCTGCACAGGGCTGCGATGTTCGCCTCGCGCTGCTCTTGCCTGCGCTGGCGGTTCTGCTCGGCGGCTTTGCGAGAGAGCATGGTCACCCCTTCACCCAGACGGTGTGCGGCTGGTAACCCGCCACCGGATCGACAGGCCCGGACAGCGGCGGCAACTGCCTTGCAGGCGTGTACTTCATCCGCAAGCCTGGAACGCTCATCGCCTTCGGGCACCACACCTCATGCCGCACAACGCCGAGGGCTTCGCACATGGCGGGCGTCGGTTTGGCCGCTCCGCTCATGATTGCGCTGAGGGATTCGGGCTTGCACCCGAACGCCTCTGCTGCTGCCCTCTTGCTCGGGAAATTCGCATCCACGTAGATGCGCAGGTAGTCGCCGATGGTTTCGGGTTCGCGGGTCACAGGTTGCCCTCCGTGATGAAAATCGGCTGCATGCCGAGTTCGGTGGCGATGTGCAGTTCCAGCTTCGCGCCGCGCGACTTCTCCCAGTTCGGCAGGAGGGCGATGTGCGTACAGGTGACGAGCGCCGCGATGTCCACGCGCATGCAGTCCGCCCACGATGCGTTTGGATCGGGGTTCAGTTCGGCCGGGTTCACGACCTCATGACCCTTCGCGCGCAGCATCGCGGCGGCTGCGTGGAACGCCGGGAAATTGAGCTCCGGAATCGATGTCATCGGGCCGCTCACGTAGATGCGCTTCATGCAGCCTCCTCGGCGAACAAATCCATCGTTTCGTCGCCGCGCTCCTTGACGGGCTTGTACGCAACGAACCGCAGCCGCGATCCCTTGGGAGCACGCGCGGGAGTCAGCCCGGCCCGCCTCGCGCACTTCGGCCCAATGGCCTCGCGGCCGATCAGCACGTAGGGCGCCGTGGGACGGCCGCACATGGCGCAGGTGGCCTTCACTGCCGCTCCTCCAGCGCAGGAAACGTGACTCCGAAAGTGTTGGCGGCGTGCGCGCGCACCTGCTCGCAGTACTCGCGCATCTTTCGCTCCGACAGCTTCGTCGTGGACTTGAGCTGGCGGCGGATGCTCGGGCGCTTCATCCCTGGCAGCTTCACCTTCGTGAACTCATAGCCCAGGAACATCTTTCGAAAGTAGTCGTGCCACCCCTCCGCGGTTGCGCCAATGCCATTGATCTGCGCCTGCTCGCTGATCGGCCGCAGCACGTAGCCCCAGTACTCGCGATTGCGCTGGATGCTGCGCGCTTCCTCTTCGGACTGCACCGTGACGGCCACGCGCTGGCCCTGCTCCCACACGTTGCGGCAGTACGGCGCGACCTGCGCGGCGATGCTTTGCTTGGCCTGCTCTGGATTTGTCCAGAGGACTTGCAGGGATTCGCCGCTCATTCCAGGTCCAGCCGAATGAAGCTCTTGTCCGTCGACTTGGACTTCGTGGTGCGCGCGAGTGCCACCACAAAGCCATTGGCCGATTCGCGGCAGACAAGGCGCGACTCATGGTGCAGTCCACTCGCCAGCGCTTCGGCAGCTTCCTCGAAATACCATTCCTGCTGCAGCATGGCGCCGACCTTGCGCAGTGCCTCGCGGACGGTTTCGATGCGCGGGCGTGCCTGCGCTTCGGTGATGGGTTCGGCGATCTCGATCATCAGCGGCTCCTGCGCTTTTGGTTCAACATCTGCGCGCCTGCATCGGTAAGACGCACCTCGCAGGAGATCAGCCCGCATTCCTGCAGCCGTGAGATCGCCATGTACGCACCAGACGGCTCCTCGTAGAGCGCCTTCGCCCGTTCGTAGAAGTCGTCCCGGTCCATGGGGCCGAGCGCGAGCTTTGCGAGCATTTCCCTCGGCCGTTTTTTGATCCACTCCACGGTCCGTTTCGGAGGGATGGCCTGCCGCAGAACCTCCTCGGCCTCGCGGGCCTCTTCTGGATTCACCGCGCCGCCCGAGAGCTGGCGCGAGCGGATGGCGATAGCTTCGTCACGGGTCATCTCAAAGCCTCCAGCAAGTCATCGACACCACGCGCGATCACGGCAACGCCGCCGTTGTCGCGCACGCATTGCAGGAACGCTGTCTGCTCGGGGGTTGCGCGCCCGCTCGGCCGCTTCACTTCGACCGCGAGCGTGCGACCGTCGCGCAACTGGCCCAGGTAATCGGGACACCCCGGAAACCCAAAGCGCATGAACTGGCTGTAGCCGTTGGCGCGCACGAGCTTTCCGGCCGCCGTGTTGAACCGGTGTGCCCAGGCCACCTTCGGGTGCATCGCAAGGGCCGTCTTGATGGCGCGCATGACGTCCGACTCCTTCGGTTCAGGATGTTTGAGTCGGAACGCCACGGGCACCCTCCATACGTCCGCGGCGAGGGATGTCGAATACCTCGCGGTATTCCGGCATCCGGCCGAGCTCAACGCCGTTCTCCTTGGCGTAGAGCACCTTCACCATCAGACCTTGCGCGCGCAGTTCGTCGACGAGCGCTGCGATCACCGGCATGCGGGCGCGGTTGTCGTCGCGGCTCATAGATCCACTGCTCCTGCGCGGCTGTCCTGGCTCGACCACTCCACATAGCGAATGGCACGGCGCCGCGCGTTGGTGGCGTACTGCATCGCGCCACGCACGAACCAAAGCATCAGGGTGAAGTGCTGCACGTCACCATTGCGCTGCTTTTGCAGTTCGAGCTTCGCGTCTGGTTCGTCCGTGGGCGCGTCGGATTCATCACGGCGCGCAGACCAGACGGTGAACACGTTGTCCGCGCCATCGGTGATCTTGGAAGAGCCGGCCACATCGAGCTTGCCCGGCCCGGCGTTCTCGTCGCGCCCCTTGCGCGGATGTGCCACCAGATGCACATGGCAGCCGTTGCGCTTGGCAAAGTTGCACAGCTTCTGGATGGCCTCCTTTTGCGCGCTCATCGAGCCCGGGCCATCCTCCGGCACGTCCGTCATCATCAGCGAGTCAATGACGAAATGGCGAATCCCATATCGCTTGTTGCCGTACTCGAAGACTTCCAGCAGGCGCGCGATGGTGGCACTGCCCACCATGTCAAAGATCCACACGCGACCGCGCAACCATTCGCCCACGGCATCGAGATAGCCCGCAGTGGGCACGTCCAGCCCTGTCGCTTGTTTGGACATGCGCTTGACCTGGCGCTCGGGCGACATTTCTCCGGAGAAGACGCACAGGCGCTCGCCCTGCTGGACCAGCCCGAGCAGGACTTGCGACAACATCAGGCTTTTGCCGTGGCCGTTGTAGCCGGTCCAGACGGTCAGCTCGCCCGCGCGGAACTCGAACCACTCGAGGTTCTTGTCCAGCCGCAAGCACGGGTCCGCGCTGGCATCTCCTGCCGGGAAGAACATCGCCTTGACACGCGCCATAAACTCGGCCGCGCTGCGCAGTTCCTGCGGGTCTTGCGGCTTGGCGGCGGCGGCGGCGTTCTGGAAGTCTTCCCCGCACGCGCCCTGCATCAGCCAGTCATTCGCGTCCTTGGCTGGAAACACGAGCTTTCGGCAGCGCGCGATGCCCAACCGGCGCATGACTTCGGCCGCGCCCTTCTGGCCCGGCTCATCGCTGTCGAAGGCGACGAGGATGTCCGAAAAGCGCTCCAGGCGCTGCCAGTCCGACTCGATCCATTGGTGGTTGCCAGCGCCCGCATTCACCGACAGCGCCGGAATGCCCGCCTGCCACAGCGTCATCGCATCGATCTCGCCCTCGCAGATCGCGACGCTGCGGGCCTTCGGCTCGATCAGGTGCCAGCCGAACAGGCACGGCTCGGCCCCTCCCTCCTGGCGCATGTCCTTTTTTTCGTCCGGGTTGCGGTACTTGACGTTGACCAGCTCGCCGTCGCGCAGGTACGGAAAGACGGCGTAGGTCTTGCCATCACGCATCTGCTCGGCCACCTTGAACGCGGCGATCGTGCGCTCTTCGATGCCGCGCGACGTGAGCCACTCGCGCACGCGGCTCTTGGGCGCCTGGCAAGCGGGCTTGGCCGGGCGCTTGTACGTCTTGGGCTCGGGCGCAGGCAGCACGTCACGCACACCGAGCCAGCTCTTGGCATCGTTCACCGCTTCGGCAACAGACATGCCGCGGCAGGCCACCCACAGGTCCAGCAGGTCGCCCTTTTCGCCGGACTGGAAGTCGGCCCACACGCCGGCCTTCGGGCCGGTCAGACGCACCGACAGGCTGTTGCCTGCCTCGCCGCCGACACTGCCGGCCTTCCACTCGCTGCCCTGCTTCTTGCCGCCCGGCAGCAGGTATTCGCAGACGGCCTGCGCGCGGGCAGCGAGGGTTTGCGCGACGTCGCTCGCGTTCATGCCGCCACCTCGCGCTTGCCGTTGCGAAACTCGTGCGCGTTGTGCGCAAAGCACTGCGCGTTGTTCGCCTCGTAGGCGTTCTCAAAACCAGCGGTGCGAAACCAGTCGGTCGCACCGCTAGCGGGAGCCTGGGCGTCCTCCCATCGGCGGTTGCGAAGGTACACGAGCGGAGCTTCGATGTAACCCTGCCGCCACTTCGCGGTCGCCTTTTTGGCCTGCACGTCGGCGAGCACCACATCGGCCACCGCATTCAGCTTCTTTTCCGACCACAGCTCCGCACACTTTCCCTTGTCCTGCTTTCGGTCGTTCTTCGGCCACGCGGCCCAGAACTCCGCGAAGCGCCCCCCATCCTTCTTCTCTCTCTCTGTCTCTGTCTCTGTCTCTGGTGAGCGTTTCGCTTGCGCCTTGCTAGCACCCGCTTGCGACTTGCTAGCAGCGCGCTTGCACTCGGAGAAAAAGCCAGTCGTGATAAGGGGTTGCAACGCCTCGGCGGCTTCCTGCTCCGTCATTCGCAGGCGAAAGGCGAGCTTTTTGGGCTCGGCGTCGATCTCGCCGTTTTCGTGCTCGCTCGCCAGCAGCCAAAGCATGGGTGCTAGCGCCCTGCTAGCAACCGGCAAGCATTGGAAGTCATAGTTGTCGAGCAGTTTCTTGTGCAGCTTGATCCACGGCGGGGACCGATCTTTGTAGTGCTGCAGCTCCGCCCAGTTGTTCGGGATGATTACCACCGGAGCCCCTCGTATTCACAGATCCAGGTCGCGTGCTCGAACGAGCAATGGCGCGCGGCCCAGTACAGCCCGCGGCCGATGTAGCGCAAGCGACGCAGCGAAACGCGCATCAGCGAACGCCTCCGATCGCCTGCGCCTGCTCACTGTCGAAGAATCCGGCGCCGTCCTTCGATGCGCCCGCGACGGCCCCGAACGCAGCCCGCGCGAGCCTGGCAGCCTGCATGCGCTCGCGAATCGCCGCATCGCGCATCTGCAGCCACCGCACCGCTTCCTCGCGATCGGCCGGCAGCCCGTACCGCTCGAACCGTGCATAGGCGTCGAGGAAATGCACCGTCAGGTCGTCGATGTGCTGCCGCACTTCCTCCTGGCTGAGGATGGGCTGGGCCGGACGCGAACCGACAGAGCCCATCAGCACACGCCTACAAGGTGTCGGCTCTATGCTCTCATCGGCGCATTCCGCGCCCAGCGAGTCGCGGGCAAATGCGAAGTACGGATGCATGGATGCCTCAGACCGCCTGCGCGAAGCAGGCGCCCGTCACGGCAAAGGCGAACATGAGAAAGGCGGTCCAGAACCGCCCCACCGCGTCCCACGTTCCACGTTCCAGGCGACGCGTCCCACGCGACGAACGCGCCGAGCCCGTACGCGATGGCGGCTCCAGCGATTGCGCCTGCGAGCGCCTTGCGCGTGTTGATGCTCGTGCCGCAGCCCCAGCAAACAGCAGCGAGGGGCAGCGCTTGTGGTCATCGGCGCCTGCGCGGGCGGGCGTCCAGGGCTTGGGGATGTACGCACCATTGGTGCTGGCAGCCCCGTAGGTGCGCGGCTCCGCGGCCGTGGTCGGGCGATTGAGTTCCTCGCGGCCGGCGGGCGTGAGGTGGTAGTGGCCGCCCCGCTCGCGAATCCAGCCATCGGCCAGCATCAGCGCCACCAGCCGCTCGGCCTGCCTCGGGTACATCGGCAGGTGCAGCGCTTCGGCGTCGGTGAAGGCGGCAAGCTCGCGCGGGGCCTGCGCGATCATGCGCAGCATCTTGTGCTTGTACTGGGTGTCGCTCATGCAGTCTCCTTCGTCGTGAGATTGGGCGCATAGAGGTCGCGCACTTCGGATTCGGTGAGGCCCGTGTCCTTCCATGGCTCGAGCGCGCTGTCGTGGATTGCGCCGATAACGATCACGTCGCCAGGCGCGTAGAGCGTTCCATCCGCGAAGCGCTGCGGGTGCGTGGCGATGTAGCCGAGAGGCGGCTCGATGCGCCACATGCCGTTCTCGCGCACGGAGAGGGTCTTCACTGCGGCATTGCGCAGGCGCTCGGCTCCGGAGTGCAGTCCGTCGCTCTGGACCCAGGCCATCCCGCCCGGCTTGTTGCGCAGGGAGGGCTTGCCGCGAAGCCAGTCGATGAAGCGCTTCATGCCCCGCCCTCCTCGCTGTCGCCAGCCGACTCGGCCAGCAGCCACCGCTGGAACTGCGCTTGCCACGCCTTTGCAGCTTCCGATCCGGCCGGATACGGGTTGGCGGGCTTCGGCAATTTGGGATTCGCCACCCATGCCTTCGCCGCTTTGCGGGCCTGCTCGGAGATGAGTTCGCGCGATTGGATGTTGGTGTCCATCAGCTCACCGCCCGAATGCCGCCGCGGGCCTTGAGGTGATCGATGGCACGCATTGCCCGCTCCATCGTGCTGGCCGCGCTACTGATGACTTCCACCAGCTTCACGGCCTCGTCTTCCGGGGCCTTGCGATCAGGCCGCGCGTGCAGCGTCTCGTCGCATGCGTGCATCAGCGGGTCGTAGGATTCGCAGAACGTCATCAACCGGATGACCTGGCCGAACGTCAGGCGCTCGGTCCCGGTCGGGTTGCAGCACGCCTTCAGCTTGGCGTACGCGCTCTCGGGTTTCATGTCCGGGAACATGTGGGCCGCGACGATCTTGAACGGCTTGCCACTGTTGCCGATGGCCGTTGCGATCGCATCAAACTCGTCGTCATAGAAGAGCTTCATGGGGCGTCCTAAAAGTTAGGGGCCGTTAGGGTTTTGTTTTTGAACAAAAAAAATCAGCATCACTGCCCATATGAGCAGCCCGATGCACTTCGACCGCCGCGCGATACGCGTCCTCCGCTTCTTGCTGGGTCATGAAGCAGCCGATGTACCGCCTGCAGAAAACGACCTGGTAGGGTGTCTTCGCCCACGGGCGGTAAGTCCATCCGCGCCCGGTGCCGACCTGGCACGCGCTCATCACGGACGGATTGGCATTCAGCGATGCGTGCGTTTTCTTGACGCCATCGCGACTGTTCTGCAGGCTGCTTTGGATCGAGACGTTGCCAACCTTGTAGGGGCCAACATCCCCATGGCGGGCCATGCAATAGCCGTTTCGGCCGACGCCGCGTTCCTGCCAGCGCCCCGACTCACTCCAGATTTGCCACCACTCGCGGAACGTGAGCTCCCACGGGACGCCGCGCTCCGCCGCCGACTTCCTTTGTTGGGCATAGGAATTCGCACGCGTGCCGGATTGCCGAAGAGGTTTTCCATCGTTCAGCGCTACTACTTCGGCGAAAGTGCAGCCGTAGATTCGCAGCGCATCGCGTTCGCGGGTGGCGGGATCTCTGGTATCAGCCATGACGACCTCCGCTCCTGACCACAAAGCGGCCAACAAGCCGTCCGACCTCTTCGCCCTGATGTGCGCCCAGCGACTGCAGCAATGCCGCCTCATGGCAGAGACCGAGCTTGAAATTGAGGCTCAGGCTGCTATTGATGGAGGCGTGCATGGAACCTCCTCAAGCCGAGCGGCGCTCGGCACCATCCCACGGCAGCGTCCGTTCGCCACGATCAACCGCTTGGAAGTAATCCAAGAGCGGCTGGACCGTCTGAACGCCCGGGTTCTCGCGGTCGGAGTAGGCGAGCTTTCGCGGGAGGGTCTTGGCGACACCGGCGGCCTCGGCAATGGCCTCCCAACGCGCCGCCCCGGCCTCTTTCAACCTACGCTTGAGGTAGTCCATGATCGATTCAGGTCCCATGAGCGTGCAGTCTAATCCCGGAATGGGGATTAACCCAAGCTCGTCCGCAATCCCCTATATGGGAGTCGGATATGGGCAGACTGCGCCGATGCGTCCAAGAGACATCCTTGCGGAGAACTTGAAGAAGCTCATGGCGGCAACGCCGAGCCTGCGCACGTTTCCACAGCTCACGAAGGCCACGAGCGTTCCCAACGGCACGCTCGATCGCATCCGGCGCGCGGCCGTTGCGACCAACGTGGACGTTCTCGAGCAACTGGCGCGCGCGTACGGGGTTACGCCGTGGCAACTGCTCGTGCAGGACCTGGTGGTGACCACGGGCGCGGACGGCATGCCGCAGATCGCCGGCATCCCAGAGTGGCCGTTCAGCGCCGTGCCGCAGGCACGTTTTTTCGCACTGACGCCAGACGATCGCGGCTACGTGCAGCGCCGTCTCATGCAGGCGATCGCCGAATGCGAGAGCATCGCGCCAGCGCCGGCGCCCTTGCCGCGGCAGCCGAGCGCGCCGACGCGCACGCCGCTTTCTGACAATCTCGACAGTTTCACGGGAGAGTCGGAGCCGAACCGACACAAAAGAAAGCGCCCGTAGTCAGCAGGACCTAACGTCCACTCACCCCAGACCTCAATATCCGGGATTCCCCCAGCATTGCCACGGCCGAGCAAAGTCCCCAAAATGGGACTCGGCAATTCGAGGGGATGGATTTGACTGCCGTAGTCGTTCAAATCGCTGGCGCGCGAAATCAGCAATTCATGACGGTCTTGGGCCAATGGATGGCCCTGGCCGAGCAGGGCAAGCTAAGAGGGCTTCTCGTCTGCGGGGATGTTGATGGCGCCGAGGAGATAACCATCTCCGGCAACTATCGCGTGCGCCCAGCGCTGGGCGTCAACGCCGCCATGCGTGTGAGCTGGAAGCTGACGCAGTTCCAGGACAAGCGCTTCGCCGACAGCGGCTTCGGGCCGCCCTGATTCCTGCCTTCCGGCGCCGCGTTCGCTCGCGCCCGGTTTCACGCCAAATCTGGGAATCGCGTGCGTCACGCGCGCGCTGGTCGCGCTCGACCGGTTTTGCCCCGCGTTCCCTCTGACCACGGCTGCCGGATCGTCGCCCGATCCCAACGATGCTTGACAGGAAATACCCTCACTGCGTAGTCGGAATCCCGATTTGGGGATTGACTCAAATCCCAGATTAGGGATTAATTGTGTCCATCGCAGCACCCGCAGGTCGGGGCAGAAGGAGACGCAGCATGAGGACCACGCGATCCACATCCAAGGGCCGGGGCCATCCCGAGGCACGCGAGCCCGAAGTCCCGATCGCTTCGGCGACGCTGCGCGATTACTTCGCCGGCCAAGCCCTCCCCCACGCGCAGGCGCAGTGGGAGCGGCTCGGCGATCCGGACCAGGACAAGAGCCTGATGGATGGTGCCACGGCCGAATCGTTCAAGTGGGCCGATTCCATGATGCGCTCCCGCGCTGCGGTCAAGGCGCCCCGCAGCGGCCGGCAGCCGCGCTCGAAGTGAAGGGCCCGGCAATGACCACCCTCACCCTTTCCCCCACAGCGCAGGCGTTCGTGATCCGCCCGCAGTCGGCGGCCGAACTGCTGGACCTCGAAACGCTTCTGGAGAACGTGCGCGCAGCGCGCGAACTCTGGTCCGACCCGACCGTGCAAGCCGCGCTCACCGACGTCGAGCGGTTCGTGCTGGCGCATATCTGAGGGAGAGCGCGATGGAAGCGAAGCACACACCGGGGCCGTGGCGCGTCGGCCGCGAGATCGGGCAAAGCCAATTGATCCCGCGCATCGAGATCCTGCGGGACGTGACGTATGTCGAAGGCGTCAAGCCCACGACTTACTACCTCGCTGAGGTTTGCTACCCGACAACCACGGGCAACACCGCTGGTGCAGCAGAACGCGCCGCCAATGCCAGCCTGATCGCCGCGGCGCCGGAACTGCTGGAGGCGCTGCTCCAGCTTCTGCCCGGCGCTGACGCCATGGGCTGGGATACCAGCAAAGCCCGCGCCGCCATCGCCAAGGCAACCGGGAGCGCGTCATGAGCTACTACCTCCACCAACTGCTCGACCTGCGCCGACTGGCCGACTGCGCCCGGCACGACGCAATCCAGTTTCATCCCTCCAAGGAGGCCACCATGAGGCACTGCACCGCCAGCCCAAAGCGGGAGTACGCAACCATCGAAACGCGGATGCCCGCACCGCGCGAGTTCGAAATCACCGTGATGCGGCCGGGCGAAACCGAGTCCAGCTCGCGCGGCTGGTTCGTCGATGCGACCGAAGCGGCGCAATCGACGCTGCCGCTCCTGTCCGGCGGGGCGATCTGCGAAGTGCGCCCGGTCATCGAATGCACCGAGCTGGAGGGACGCGTGGCCTATCCGCGCCCGCTGCACCGGGATGCCAAGCCGGATGCGCAACTGGGCTGGAAGAAGGCCGCGCAACGCCGATACCTCGACATGCGCCGCATCGCCACGGTGCATGCGGCGGCGGAGGTCGAAGCAACGCTGTGGGGTGCGGCATGAGTGCGGCCCTTGTCGAAACCGTGCGCCGCATCGTGAACGCGGACGGCAAGCGCGTGGTGCAAGTCTCCGCCACCGAAACGACCAAGGTCGTGACGATCTCCTCGCCTGCTGGCGAGATCCTTGTGCAAATGGACGACCGGCAAGCCCGCGCGCTGGCCGAGGCTCTTTTGTCTGCTGCATCGGAGGCCGCATGAGCAAGCGCATCACCATCAAGGGCTTCATTGCCTACCACACGGCCAGCTACTGGCGCGACGACGAGCGCTTCTGCTTCACGCCGTTCGACCCGCGCAAGAGCACGCATGAGCACGAGGACCGCGTAGTCGTACAGGAGCACGCCATCGAGGTAGACGTCCCCGCGGACTTCGACCCGCGCCCACAACAAGTCGCCATGCTCGTGGCCGAGAAGCAGCGCATCAACGCCGCCTTTGCCGCGCGCATCACTGAGCTGGACGCACAGATCAACAAGCTGCTCGCGCTGGAGGCGTCATGAGCCGCACCACCGTGAATTACTGCGGCGTCCAACTGGAGTGCGAATACGACTACGAGCGCGGCTTCGCAGGCAGCCGGATCGACCCGCCCTACGCGGCGAGCGCCCAAGTCTCCAGCGTGAAGGTCGGCGGCGTCGAATGCATCGACCTGTTCGATGACCGCCAGTACGCAGCCATCCAGGCACTCGTGCTCGAAGCACACGGCGATGAGCGCGAAGCGGCCGAGGCGGACCACTGGGACAGCCTGCGCAAGGAACGCGCAATGGAGGAGAGGCCATGACGATCGAGCGCGCCCAGCCGGACTTTGAGCCGGACGACGACGAGAACGAGCCGATTCCGTGCCCCGATTGCGAAGGAACGGGCCTGCTCGGCGGTGCGCCCTGCGCCAATTGCGACGGCGCCGGCGCTTTCGATGGGTTCGGCAATCCACTGAAAGGCATGGAATGAAACACGCCTTCCGCCCCTGGCCGTTCATGTCGCCTCTGAGCCGCCGCGAAGGCGACTACGAGTTGCGCGAGGAAGACGAGGAACCCAGCGAGCTGCCCTTCTGCGGTTGCGACCTGCAGCCCATGGTGTGCGAGTTGGACGCGGGCCGCTGCGGGTGCTGCGGAAAGGCGCTGCCGTGAAGCCCCTGCGCCCGATCACGGACATGTGGCGGCTTGCGTGGCTGCGTTTCCTGATGCGCAACTGCAACCCGCTCAGCCCGGAAATGCCCCGGCTCATTTTGGCCCGCAACCGTCTTGAACAACGGAGGAAGTGATGTGCGACTCGAACATCTGCCAGCGCAACATGCACCGCATCGGGTTCATCTGTGAGGGGTGCGACAGCGTATCGGCTTGCATGAAGCTGGGATGCCGGCCGATGGCGTTCGAAGCCGCTCCCGAACCGGAGGACGAAACCCTCATCGGCCCCGAGCAGATCCAGGCGACCTGTCAGGCCGTGCTCATGGGGGCACTGATCGCCATCGCTGCGCTGGTGGCCGTCTGGTTCCTTGCCGCCAATGCCGCGGTGCTGTGGCCGCTGTTTTGAATCTCCACTGCTCACCGAAAGGAGCAACCTCGTGTCAACCGCACTCGCAACGCTGACCAGCCGGCTCGCCGCCAAGCTCGACATGGGCGACGGCGCAGGCCTGATGGAAACGCTCAAGGCCACGGCCTTCAAGGGCCAAGTGACGGACGCGCAGATGACCGCCCTGCTCGTCGTCGCCAACCAGTACGGCCTGAATCCCTGGACCAAGGAAATCTACGCCTTCCCCGACAAGAACAACGGCATCGTGCCCGTTGTCGGTGTGGACGGCTGGAGCCGCATCATCAACAGCCATCCGCAATTCGACGGCATGGACTTCGAGCAGGACGCCGAGAGCTGCACCTGCATCATCCACCGCAAGGACCGCAGCCATCCGGTACGCGTGACCGAGTACATGAGCGAGTGCCGCCGGCCGAACGTGGGGCCGTGGACCTCGCACCCGCGGCGCATGCTGCGCCACAAGGCGATGATCCAGTGCGCGCGGCTGGCCTTCGGCTACTCGGGCATCTACGACCAGGACGAGGCCGAGCGCATCGCCGAGGTGAAGACCGTCGATCCGGCCACGGGCGAAATCCTGATCGCGCCGACGTTCGATCTCGAGGCCGCGCTCGCCGATGTGGAGGCCGCGGCCGACGAGGCACAGCTCACCGCCGCCTGGACCAAGCACGTCAAGCTCGCGCAGGAGGCCAAGGACAAGACCGGCTATGCCTCGCTCAAGAGCGCGGTCGCCGCCAAGGGCGCGCAGCTCAAGAACCCGGCGCAGGACGTGGAAGCGCGCGAGGTGGCGGCATGAAGATCATCGACGCCCCCCAAGGCTCTCCCGCCTGGCTGCAGGCGCGCTGCGGCGTGCCCAGCGCCAGCAAGTTCGCCTGCATCATGGCGAAGATCAAGACCGGCGAGGCGGCCGAGCGGCGCAACTACCGCACGGACCTCGTGGTGGAGCGCCTGACCGGGCGCCCGCTGGAGGGCTTCACCACCCCGGCGATGAAGCAGGGCACCGAGCGCGAGCCGTTCGCCCGCATGGCCTACGAGGCGCGCACGGGCCTCATCGTGCAGGAGGTGGGCTTCTGCCGCCACGACACGCTGGACTGCGGCGCATCGCCCGATGGCCTCATTGAGATGGACGGCGGGCTGGAGATCAAGTGCCCCGAGCGCACGGCGCACCTGCGTTACCTGCAACAGGACGGCGAGCCGCCCGAATACACCTGGCAGATCCAGGGCGGCATGTGGATCACCGGCCGCGCGTGGTGGGATTTCGTCTCCTACAACCCCGATTTCCCCGAGCGCCTGCAACTGATCGTGCGGCGCATCCGACGCAACGACGAGCAGATCGCCCAGCTCGCCGCGGAAGTCGAGAAGTTCCTCGGTGAGGTCGAAGCCGAGGCCGAGCGCGTGCGCAACCTGGCGGTGGCCGCCTGATGCCGCGCCCGCTCGCCCTCACCCCCGCCCAGCGCCTGCACGCAGCCGAGCTGTACGCCGAAGGCCACTCGCGCCGGCAGATCGCCGCGGTCTTTTCGGTGAGCGACATGGCAGTGCGCACGGCTTTGAAGCGCCAGCGCGTCGCCATGCGCGATGCCTCGCAGGCCCAGCGCAGCCCGAAGAACCCGGCGCGCTTTCAGCACAGCAGCCCGGCCAGCGTGTGGGAGCTGGGCCGCGTGCTGAACCGGCGCCCCGCCCTCCCGTCCTCCCAGCAGGAGGCGGCGCAATGAGCAGGACGAAGAACTGCTGTGCTGAACAACTTGACCTTGCCGCCTGACGGAGCCCTGCCCCATGAAAGAACAACACCCCCCCGGCGGCAACGGATGAGCGCTTACTACAACGAGATCGACCCCTATGCGGCGCAGTGGCTGAGGAACCTGATCGCCGCGGGCCTGATCGCGCCCGGGGACGTGGATGAACGGAGCATCGAGGATGTACGGCCAACTGACCTTGCTGGATATACCCAGTGCCATTTCTTCGCCGGCATCGGCGTGTGGAGCGCCGCCCTGCGGGGCGCCGGAGTCCCGGACGACGCGCCCGTATGGACCGGAAGCTGCCCTTGCCAGCCTTTCAGCGCGGCAGGCAAAGGCGATGGGTTTGCTGACGAGCGGCACCTCTGGCCCGCGTTCTTCCACCTCATCGAGCAGTGCGGCCCTGCAATCGTCCTTGGAGAGCAGGTTGCGTCATCTGACGCGGACCCGTGGATCGACCTTGTATGTGATGACCTGGAGTCACTGGGTTACGCCTGCGGGGCGCTTGCGTTCCCGTCTGCGGGCGTCGGTGCCCCTCACATCCGAGATCGCCTGTACTGGGTGGCCGACGCCCACCACGCGGGACTGGAAGGACGGCACGCCGTGCGAGAACGTGCCGCTCAATGCCCTGCTGGGGCGCGTGGTATGGCTCGCGGGCTGGCCGACCGCACGGGCGAACGATGGGACGGGCGACAAGATCCCGCCGGGGCGCGAGGGCGGCCTTGCATTGAAGCAGGCGGTCCAACTGGCGGGCTGGCTGACGCCGACCGCGGCGGCGGGCGGCAAGGACCGCGGATCCTCGGCGGGCAACGACCTACGCAACCAGGCGAAGCGGGCGGCCGGCCCGGCCCGGTTAACGGATTCTGGCGAGCTGCTGACTGGCTCTCCTGCACGGATGGATTCTGGCGGCCCGTTGAACCCGGCACATTCCCGCTGGCTCATGGGGCTGCCGCCCGCGTGGGACGCCTGCGCGCCCCTACGGCAACGCGGTCAACAAGGAAGCCGCGCAAGCCTTCATCGAGTGCGTGATCTGAAAGGAGATTCCCCATGACCCGATCCCCCGCTGAGAAGACCAGCGCCGCGCCTGGCGCTGCGGCAGCACGCGCCGTTCCCAAACCGCGGTTCTCGTGGTGCTGTGCCAACGGCTGCGGTGCATGTGCCGTGAAACGCATCGAGTTCGAGTACGAACGCACCGAAACCATGGATGGCGAACTCGTCACCCGCAAGACCGAGCCGCGCCTCGTCAGCGCATGCTGCGGCGCCGAGCTGACGATGTGGGACAACCTCAAGGACGAGGAAGTCTATGTCGCGCTCGCCGCCTGCGTGACAGCGCAGCCGACCAGCGCAGCACCCGCGTATGACGGAGTGACGACACACCCCGAGTTCGGACGACGCGGCGCAGCACCCGCAGTCAACCAATGCGACGGGTGCCTGCGGGGCCTGCGGCTCACGGGTGATCTGCACCGAAACGCGGACGGGCGCGCGGAGATGGTCTGCACAGCCGATCGCTACGCAGCACCCGCAGCAGCGGGGATGCCGCAGCCAGTGGCGAGCGGGTGGCAGCTTGTGCCGGTCGAGCCAACCGCCGCCATGCTCGCCGCCGTCAGTAGCTACGGCAAGGACCAACTCGCCGCAGATGCGATCTGGCGCGCCATGCTTGCCGCCACCCCACCCACCCCAGCATCCGAAGTGGCGCAGGACGCAGCGCGGTATCGGTTCCTGTTCCTGGAAGAGGACTGGTGCCGCGATCCGCTGTGGCCGCTCGTGGCCTTCTTCCGAGACGGAAACTCCATCCCGAAGGCACAGGTTGACGCCGCCATCGACGCCGCCCTGAACCAAGGAGAGCGCCATGGCGACTCCGGGAGCAAGACAGCATGAAGGCCAAACCAGTCCGCCTTGTCTATGGCTCCGGCTACGTGCAGTGTCCCGTCGAGGAGGCCACGCACGTCGAGCTGAACGTCCCCGGCCCGACGGGTCGGCTCTGGTTGCCCGTGATCCTGCGCGGCACCCGCGAGGGCACCGGCTGCTGGACGTGGAACGGCAGCACCGATGCGCCGACCCTGCGCCCGAGCGTGCTCACACAGGGTACGCACAAGCTGACCGACGAGGAGTATGAAACCCTCATGTCGGGCGGAAAGATAGAGACTCGTCGGTTCCGCTGCCACTCGTGGATCAACGACGGTGCCGCGCAGTTCCTGTCCGACTGCTCGCACGACATGGTGAATCAGACAGTGCCGTTGCTGGATGTCGAGCACGATGAAGGAGAGCGCCATGGCGACTGAGCGAGAAGCAGCCGCAGCAAGCGAGCGGGAACTGCCGCCGTTGCCCCAAGCAGCCGTGAATCTGGACAGCCATGCGTGGCAGGAATTGCAGGCCACAGGCCGGTGCCACAGCGGATTCGTCTGCCGCTATGAAGTGGTAGGGGATGCCCACCTCTACACCGCCGAGCAGATGCGCGCCTACGTCCTCGCGGATCGCGCAGCGCAGCCCGTGCGGATGCTTACCGAGGACGAGAAGTTTTCCAGTGCGCTCGGATTCGGCGTGCTGAGCAAGCCCGACCGCGCCTTGACCTACGGCGTGATCGACGCCGCCATCCGCAAGTTCTGCGAGGTCAACGGCATCGTGCCGCTCGCCCCGCAAGACACAGGAGGGAAAGCATGACTCTCGACGTGAATGGATTCCCGGATGATCCCCGGCCACCCATGACCGCTGACCAGACCCAAGCCGTCACGGCAGAGGGAGAAGCGCTGCTGCGCCCAACGCCGACGATTGATCGCGACGATTGGCGCGGCGTGCAAACCGCCTTTCGCATGGACGCCTACTACTACGGCTTCGACCCGACCGGGCTGGAAGTGATCGACCTGATCCTGTCGGCGGTCGCCTGCGCAGGTAAGGCTTTCCACCACACCGACCAGTGGAACGAGGACTGCAAGGCGTACCACGAAAAGCTGCGCGGCGACACGCCCGCAGACTGGATTCAGAACGCCGCCAGCGATGCCGCCGACGCGATCCGCGCCGCCCTGGCAGCGCAGCCAGCCGACAGCGCGATGGAGGTGCTGCGCGAGCTGGTGGAAGCCATCGAAGAAGTGAAGATCTCAAGCACGAATTTGGAGGGGCGCAAGGCATGGGCTCGCATTGATTCGGCCATCGACCGCGCCCGCTCCCTCACCCGCCAAGGAGACGCCGCATGAGCGCTGACCTGGACAGGCTCGAAGCCATCGCCAAGGCCGCATCGCCAGGTTTGTGGGAACACGACAGCGCGTGCGAGTCGGTATATGCAGCCACGGGCTACCGGATCGCGGACATCCCGGTAGCAGCCCCATTCAATGCAATGCAGCAGGCATCCAATGCGCTGCACATCGCCACGTTCTCTCCTGAGCGCGTGCTCGCCCTGCTGGCGGTCGCACGGGAAGCGAAGTACGTGGCTTATTCCAACGGCTTCGACGCGGCGCTGCCCGACAAAAAGGAATCGCTTCGCGCCGCATTGGAGCAACTGGAGGGAAAGCAATGAAGTTGAAGAAAGCGCAGCGCGAACAGGTCCGCATGATGTTCGGCGGGCGGTGCGCGTATTGCGGAAACGAACTCGGCGCCAAGTGGCACGCCGACCACGTCGAGCCGGTGGTGCGGAAGCTGGAGTTCGTCAGGGTGCCCGGCAGGCCCACCACGATGCGGACCACTGGCGAAATGTGGAACCCAGAGCGCGACCACATCGGCAACATCATGCCCGCCTGCGTGCCCTGCAACATTCGTAAGGGCGGGGAGTCGCTGGAATCGTTCAGGCACGGCATGGAGCGCGCTCTTGAAGTGCTCCGCGCGAACGCTTCCACCTATCGGCACGCGCTGCGCTTCGGACTCATCCAAGAGCGGCCCGGCCCGCTCGTCTTTTACTTTGAGCGCTTCACCGCGCAGCAGGAAGCAGCATGACCGCTGACACCGCCCCCCTGCTGGCCCTCGCGCGCGAGTGTGGAGCGAGCATTGACACCGATCTCGGCATGACGGTCGTTGCGATGTTCGATGACCAGCTCGCCGCGCTGGAGCAGCGCATCCGCCAGGACGAGCGCGAGCGGGCAGCCCGCATCTGCGACGAGATGGAACGCCAGCAAGAGAACGACTACGGCGCGGCAAACAGTGGCGGAGCACAAGCCTGTGCTGCCGCCATCCGCTCGAGCGGCACCAGCGAAGGAGATGCCAATGGATGACAGACAGATGTTTGACGTTCACGCGATTCTGCGCAAACACGAGGAGCAGAAGCGGGCGCGCGCCGAGCAGCTTCCCACGGAGCAGGATTGCTTGGCCGTGATGCAGCAGGCGTTCCACCGGCTGCGCGAGTTGGGATGGAGAGAGGCCATCTACGCACCGAAGGACGGCCGCGCGTTCGACGCCATCGAGTTCGGCTGCGCCGCGATCCTTGAATGCCAGTACCTCGGCGAGCACGTATTCGCGGCGGAGGCTGGCGACTTGTGGCCTGCGCGCCCGAATCTGTTCCGCGCTGCCGCTGCCCTCGGAAAGGAGCAGAGCCAATGACAGCCAGTGAGCAACAGCGCGAGGCAATGGAGCCGGGAGCGGGTTCGGATTCAGGTCATGTGACCGCGCGCTCCGGCCAGGCTTCTACGGCGGGTGACGCCCAGCACACGCCCCCGCATGGTACGGCCGACAAGTACGCTCCCATGACAACAGAGCAGCGTCGGCGGTGGCGTGAGGACGGCGTGTTTCCCGTGGAGCGCTGGGACACCGGTCCCGGTGCCACCCCACTGATCTGCCCGTTGCCTGATCGGGAGTTGCTGCGCAAGCTCGCGCTTGCGATTCCCGCGCACATCCAGTCGTCCGGCTGGTATGCGACGGGGCAGCGCTACGAATCGCGCACCGTTCACTCCGTATACGGCGACAACTTCCGCGGCATGGGGCGGCAAGCTATCGCGTCCGTGATCAGCGTAGGCAGCTACTCGGGACCGCTGGCCGACTACATCGCTGCTGCGTGTCCGCGCACCATGCTCGCGTTGCTCGACCGCATCAAGGAACTTGAGGCCGTCATCGCTATGGCCGCCGGGCGTCCCGCCAGTACGGGCGCAGACACCGAACGGCACGGGTCAAATGAACTGACTTCTGCTCCCGAATTCCTGTCCCCCGCAGTCTCTCTCCTGCTGCGACAAGCAGCAGAAGCCGTGCAACTGGGGCGCGATTACATCGCCGCCGAACTGGCGCACCGACAAGAAGCGTATGCGGGCTATCCGCACAAGTACGCCACCGAGCAGGAAGACCTCGCGCGCGTTGATGCTGTTGCCGCCGCGCTGCGCGCAGCGCATGGGGAGAGAGTGACGTGAGCCGCAAGAAGGAAATGGCGATCTACAACCGGCACGGAGTCTGAATTGAGCAACACCATCGAATCGTCCACGCCTAGAACGCGGCTGTCCCCGGTCCTGGCGGCCGTCAAGGCGCTGCTGATGCGCCTTTTCGCCCGGCGTGAGGCTGCGGCATTGCCCCCGGAGCCAGTCGCGATCCAGGAGCCACCTTCTGTGCTGTCAATAACGCCATCCGAGTCGGACCCACTGCCCGCTGGGGAGGCGCCAAAGCCTGCCGCTCCCGCAGCGTCCGAGACTCCCAAGCGCCATCGCCGCAAACAGACGCAAGAGGCAGTGAGGCATGAAACCTTGGCCGAACTACTGGAGAACTTGGATGCATCGTTCGATACCATGCGCATCCCAGAGATGAAGGGGAACTGGCTCGGAAAGAGGGAGGTACGCGCCATCCATAAGATGGGGATCTACGTCGCCCAAGACTGGGGGATTGAGGATGTGGAGAACCCCAAGCTGCCAGCTGGCATGACGCTGCCAGTCATCGCCTCTTGCTTCATGATCCACCCCAAGCATGAAACCGATGACCGCCTGAATCCGCGGTTCGCATTCGCGATCCGTCAACCCGGCCTGCCGCCGAGTGTGGAGCAGGTGAAGGGCACACCGTATCAATTCGGGGAGTGCTATGAACTCTCCGGCCCAAAGAGAGGCGAGGAGAAACCGCGCACATTTTGGATGTGGGCATGGGTCGTCGTTCGACCGGACGGCCTGATCGTATTCCCCAGAGAGAAACAACGAGTCGTTCATCAATTGAATCACCGCCGCCTATCGCACGACTCAACGTCTCGGCGCTCCAGCTTTACCTCCACGTCGTGGCGAGCGCCTGCGTTGATTGACAGGCGCGGGGACAGGGAAGAGCATACCCAACAGGAGGTCGAACATCTTCTTTCATGCATGTTCCGACAACTCTTGCTATGGTGGGCTGGCAGAGAATCCCAGTGGTCTGTCGGTGTCCGCAAGAGCGGCAAGCGCGTAACGTTTAGCGTCCGACCAGAGCACACCGCCGCCTACTTCTCCGACCGCAACAAGGTCGCGACGCAGGAAGGCAAGAGCAAGAAGATCATTCACTTCGTCCGCGAGCACACTCGTTCAAACGGTTCGGTCGTGCGCGCGCACGTTCGCGGGCTCCGGGAATTTGAGTGGCGCGGGTATCAGTGCGCGGTGACGGCGCCATCCCTGACCGGGGCCGTCCTGACCGCAGGCTTTGATCTGCAGCCAGTCGAAGCCCCAGAAGAAACACCCGGAATGCTCACGCTCGAGCAAGCCGCCCAATGGGTCGCTGAGGCGGAAGATCAAGATGCGCGGAAGCGGGCATAAACATCATGCTGGGCCGCAAGCTGCACGCGCTGGCGCATGGGAGGCATGAGGTATGAGCGTAGCGCACGAGATCGAATTCCTTACCGCAGCCGAGCTGCATGCGCTGACCGGCTACGCCCGCGCAGCCGAGCAGGAAGCATGGCTCAAGCAGCACAGCATGCCGTGCCTGCGCGACGGCAAGCGGGTGGTCGTCTCGCGCGTGCATGTGCGCGAGCGCCTCGCCGGCCGCGAGATCGTGTCATCCTCTGGACCGAACTGGGACGCCCTGAATGCCTAAGAAGACGCAGTACCCGCGGCTGCGCACCCACGTCCGCAAGGGCGCGGGCGGACGCGTGTACGTGTACTACTTCTACGACATGCGCCCCGAGGGCAAGCCCGATGTCGCGCTCGGGCGCGACCGAGAAGTGGCGATTGCCAAGTGGGACGAGCTGCACAACAAGACGCCGCGCCTGAAGGGCCGCATCCGCGAGGCGATCACGCGCTGGATCGATGAGGAGTTGCCGAACTACGCGAACGCCGAGACGCGGCGCAACTACGGGCGCCAGATCCGCCGCATCGATGCCGTGTTCGGCATGATGGCCTGGCACGAGGTGGAGATGCCGCACCTGCGCCAGTACCTGCGCAACCGGCGCAACGCCAAGGACAAGACCGTCAAGGCGCCCACCCAGGCCAACCGCGAGATGTCAGTCTTCCAGATCGTCTGGAACTGGGCGGTGCTAGAGGGGTTGACGAAAGTGAAGTGGCCGGCCGCGGGCCTCGAGCGCTCGGGCTGGAAGAACGAGGAGAGCCCGCGCGAATTCGTCGTGACCGTGGAACTGTTCGAGGCCGTCTACGCCGAAGCCTGCCAGTTTCTGCGCGACACCATGGACCTGGCGTCCGCGACGGGTATGCGGCTGCAGGACTGCATCAAGGTGGTCCTGCCGGCCGACAACGTGCTGCACCTGAAGGCGGGCAAGACCGGCAAGAAGGCCGACTTCGACGTGTCGCTCTCGGAAGTGCTGCCGCAGCTCGTGGAGCGGCGCCGCGGCTACGAGGCCGCGCACCTGATGCTGATTTCCACGCCGGACGGCTTTCCGGTCTTTCCGAAGGACTTGCGCCGCGAGTGGGACAAGGCCCGCCGCCATGCCGCCAGCAAGGCCCGCGAACGCAAGCATGAAGCCTTCGCCGAGCAGATCGAAGCGATGTACCTGCGCGACATGCGCAAGATGGCCGCCGACCTGGCCGCCGACCTGGCCGATGCCCAGAAGCTCCTGCAGCACTCCAACCCGGCGCTGACTCTGGCGCACTACCGCTCGCGCGCCGAGCGCCTGACGCCCGTGCGTTGAGGGGCCGGACTCACTCGCAGAAAAGGGGCCACGCGGCCCCTTTTTCGTTTTCCGCAAAAACTGCGCTTAGAGGGGCGAAACGCTGCCCAACAGAGGATTCTTTGCGGAACAAAACGCGCGGCAACCCGCGCCAATCCTAGAAGTCACCCGGGACTCAAAATCCCCCGGGGTAAAACCCGTGCCGGTTCGATTCCGGCCTCCGGCACCACGGATCATTGCTACTGAAGTGATAGCGGTTTTCCGCATCCCTTTCCGCATCGTTTTCCGCATCCGACTGCAGAGCCATGACCAAAGACCAGCGCGCCCGCTCCATGGGGGCCGTCCTGAACGCCGCCGAGAACCTCAAGGATGACAAGCTCCTGGCGGACAAGGTGCGCGAGATCGCCAAGCATCTGCGCGCCGAAGAGGCCGAGCACAAGCGGCAGGCGGCGAGCCAAGACGCTGAGCAGGCGGCGCGCAAGGCAGTCGGAGCCTGAAACGGGCACGATGGCCCGATGCATCTACCCGCCCCGATGCTGCTCACCGAGCGCGGGCACCCGCCGCCGTTCGACCGGCCGGGCTGGATGTGGGAACTTAAACATGACGGCTACCGGTGCATCGCGGGCGTGCAGGACGGGAAGGTGCAGCTCGCCACCCGCAACGGCGCGGACTGCACGAAATGGTTTCCGGAGGTGGCGCAGGGGCTCGGCAAACTTACGGGCGGCCCGCACATCCTGGATGGCGAGGTCTGCGTGCTCGATGACCTCGGCAGAAGCGATTTCAACCGGCTGCAGGATCGCGCGCGCAGGCGCTGCTTCTACCCGGAGTGCGATGCGGTGACCTTCTGCGCGTTCGACCTGCTCGCGCGGGACGGTCACAGCCTGATCGCCCTACCCGTCGAAGAGCGCAAGCGCCAGCTGCACGAGCTCCTCACGCCTGCGGTGCCCTCAGTGCTGTACATCGGGCACTTCGACGCCGAGCACGGGCGGGCGCTGTTTGAGCAGGCGGTGCATCAATTGCGGCTGGAAGGGCTGGTCGCCAAGCGCCTGGGCTCGCCCTACCGACCGGGAGAGCGATCGGCCGACTGGATCAAGGTCAAGCGAAGTGGCTGGATGGTCGGGCGGAAGTGGAAGGCGTGAACGTATCCTTGAACAAAACCCCGATTCCGTTCAGTTATACAACAAACCCGCGGGGTGTTGGATAACTTGGGTCTGATCGGACTTGGGTGCGCCTGAAACGAGAAAAACGCCCCCAACCCCGAAGGGCTGAGGGCGAAGAGGCACGAATGCCCCGGAGGAGACAACTGCAGGAGAACTCAGTCGGCGGAATCGGCGATGGTGTAGTGCTTCGGGTTCTTGTCGGCGTGCATCTCTTTCAGGCGCGCGACATGCGGCGTCAGGGCCTCCACCAGCCTGCGGTAGCCGCCGCCATTGAATGCTCTGTCGTCGATCAGTTTTCCCGCCGCCTGCGCGTCCACGATGATTGCCAGGCAAGCCAGCGCGTTGGCAAGGTGTGGCACGCCGCTGTCCGGCGCCACCTCCTCGCCTTCGAACCACGCGTCCAGATGCCGCTTGCAGGCGTCGACGTAGATGGACGCCCGTACGCCGGCCTTGCGCCAGTTCGTGCGCCCATACTTGCCCACCCCTTCGAGGCAGCCGATGCAGCCCATGGCTGTCGCGGTGGTCGGCCAAAGATGCAGAGGCAGCTTCTGGCTGCCGATCGCGTCCTTCGGGTTGTCCGTGGGGATCGGGTGAAAGGTGAGCGCCTCGTGCTCGTCAGAGAGCTGGTCTGTCATGTGTTCCTCGCCAGAATGACCAGCCCCACGTTGGCCAGTGAATAGCCGAAGTAAACGACAGCCATCGGCCAATTGCCCTTCAGGCCCTGGTCGATCGCCACCCACAGGTAGGCGAAGCCGCAGGCGGCGATCAGGGGCCAGCTCATGCCGCGAACTCCAGCCATTTCGTGTTCTCCACATGGCGACGCTCATCGACGTGCACCGGCATGGAGAACGTGATGCCGCGTTCCGAGTGCGTGAGCCACAGCGCTTGCTGCGGCTGCTCGAACCCGAAGTTGTTTGCGGCCGCGTACTCGTCATAGCCCTTGAGCGAGCCGTTCACGATCAACCGTTGGAGCTGGATCAACTGGTGCCAGTGCCCAAGGAGCAGCGTGTCATAGCCGAGATCGATTTGGCCGTTGCGGCTTCGCTTCTTGTGGTCGCCGCGGATGATGGGACCGAGCGCGCCGATCATGCCGTCCCCGCCTCGGAACTGATCGCCGTGCGTCATGCAGTACCGGTGCCCGAACACCGTCCAGTGGGCGTCCGAGCCATCCGGGATCAGGAACTGGATGCGCTTGTCGGCTTCGAAGTGCTTGGCGAGGAACTGGTACAGCAGCCAGTCGAAGTTGGAGTAGTTGCGCCCCTTGGCGCGCGGCTTCTTCGTGTTGCGCCCATGGTTGCCCGTGACGCACGGCAGGAACACCAGGCCGAATTCGTCGGCGAGCCGCCCGATTGCCCAGATCAGGCAACCCATGAGGTCCAGCAGCGCGGGCATGACGGGCAGCTCGTTGGACTCGCTCAACTCCTCGTGAATGTCGCCACTGAGCATGTCCCCGCCGAGCGCAACCACGATGCCCGGGTAGTTCGGCTCGATCATGTGGTGCTTGCACAGGTCGACGGCGCGTTCGATGGCCGTGCGAAAGCGCCGCTGGGCGACGGCGATGTTGTATTCGTTGACCCCGTTGACCTGCCGCGGATAGACCACTTCTCCCCAGTGCAAGTCCGACAGCATCAAGGTGGGCACGAGCAGTCCGCCACGGGGAACGCGCGTGGGCGTGAGCCACTTCGGCGGGTCAATCGGCCCCTCCAACAGTTCGAAGATCTTGCGCTTGACGTACTCGTCCGAGAGGGACGCCTTCTCCGCTGTGGCAAGTCGCGCCTGGAGCTCGCGTAGGCGGTCCTGCAGGCGCTCGACCTCCGTGCCGGGTGCGGGGATTACGGGCGGAATCGCCGCAGTCGGCGCTGGCTGCTGCGGTGCGATGTGCGTTGGAAGCGTGATGCCGCGGCGTCCCTCGATGTAGCGGCGACGGTCATGCACGCGGCGCTCAGTGACGCCGATGCGCCGGGCAACCTTGGAGGCGCTGCCTTCGCACTCGTACCAGATACGGATGAAATCCTCTTCTGGGCAGGAGGCTTTCATGGCTCACTGCTCCGGGACCAACAGGCCCACGAGCGTGTTCACGATCCGATGTTCTGCCGCCATGATGACCTCCTCGCTTGCGCCTGTTTGAATGAGTTCCTTCAGTTCGAACACGAAAACATGCAGGACTTCATGGCAGGCGATCTCCTCCACGCTCTGCGCCGTGACTGGCTTGCTGCCGAAGTCCGTTCCGATGCGGTAGACCGCAAGCCGGTCTGGCAGCGAGATCGAATAGACCTCGGCCATGTTCGCCTTGCCTGCGGGCTTGGATGCCTTTTCAATGCGCCAGTCGTTCAGGTTCAGGCGGTCGCGCCACTTGTGGACAAACAGTGAAAAGGCATCGGCGTCGGACTGCTTGACCGGATTGGCGGGCGGCTTGCGTCTCATGCCGTCGCGCTCTCGAGAGCGTCCTCCACGTCCGGCGCCTGCTCCACGTTGGGCAGGTTCCAGTGGCTTTCGCCGAATGCGCGAACTGCTGCATAGAACAGGGCGGCCGTGATGCGGCCGTAGCCGCTCGCGAGGATTGCCTCACGGAGTACGGCATCGGCCGTGGCACGGTCGATGCTCATCTCGCCAACCGAGCCCCGGGTGTACAGGAGATCATGGACGACGGCGGCTGAATTGCATTTGCCGCCTTCGAGGTCATAGACCCCGAGCACTCGCGGAACCGAGGCAAAGTCGCTCACGAAGCCTGCCGGCACTTCCACCACGCGCCCGAGCAGATCGCTCTGATAGCGCAGGGGCGCGAGGAGCTTCCACTGATTGGCGAACTCGTCGACCTCCTGCACCTGCAGGGGCGTGAGGAAGCGGCTCATGGCATCAGGCCGCGGGGGCAGTGGGCTTGGCGTCCTGCGCCTGTTTGATCGCGTGGTAGTTGTTGACCATCGCGTTCACGATGGGCCACGCGGCCTGCACGGTCGCCTCCACGGACTGCTCGGCCTCCACAGCCTTGATGAAGCCGTCCTTGAAGGCTGCGAGCTTTTGCGCGCCTGTGCTGCCGGCGGGCATGGCGGCGGCCACGGTGTCGTACAGCGGGCCCACCATTGGAGCGAACGCCTTGGCGATCTGCACGGCGTCGGAGGCCGCCTGCGCGGCGGCAAGAATTGCGGCGAGACTCATGTCGGGTGTTCCTTTCGCTTAGAGGTTCTTGCAAGAAATCGAGAGCGTCACGGCGGCGCACCGGAAGCGGTCAGGGCATATAGATTCCGGTGGGACCCGAAACTGCGGCAGGTCCAGCCCGCAGCGGATCGGCCGCGCCGGGGTCGGCTGGCTGGCTTCCAGGCGGTGCAGCCAGTGGTCCTTGCTCGCGCGCAGGTGCGTCCCCAGTGCTTCGAGCCACGCTGGCGCCGTCCACGCGCTTGGCGGGAAGGATTCCATTGTCGGGGGTGGTTGCCCAGCGGCCCCAAGCGACGCAAGCGCCAGCCACGAACAGGCCAAAGTTCGTTGCCATCTCCGGCGTGACGAAAGAGACGTACTGCGCATAGGAGGTGCCCTGCACGAGTTGGACGAGCGCCACGATCAGGAGGCCCAGGAACTTGCCGAGGTCGGCGGCGTTGCGGTGCTTGACTGCATCGGCGACGGCTTGGCCGCGGCGCAGGCAGTCGAAGGCGGAGGGGATGAGTGACAGGTTCATGTGAGTGCTTCCAGATTCGCGGCGATGCGCCGGGCCCAGCCGCGACCGAATGAGCCCCAGGTGGGCAGGCTGGTCATGAAGTCCAGCCGCACGGCGTTCATCCGCACGGCGACGCGCAGTCCATCGGCGTTCTGCGCTGCAGCGATGGTGTGTGGGCCCATCACGCCGTCCTCGCCTATGTCCAGCGCGCGCTGCAGCCATTTCACGGCCTGAGCGACGCCGGAGTTCACCGCCGCGTCGAACAGGTCATAGCGCACGGCATCTGGGAGGCTGTCGGCCTGCACGGCGTTCCAGTACCGCTTGCGGTAAATCGCCTTGGCGGTGTCGCGCGGCAGAAAGTGCATGTCGCCGCTGTAGCCTTCTTGCAAGGCCACGCGGCGGGTGACGCCCCACATCGTCTCGCCGCCGGGGTCGGCGGGGTTATTCGAATAGCCGCCTTCGAATCCGAGGAGGCGGTCGAATGCCGTGTCGAAGTCCATGGCATCACACCGAGGTCTTCGGCCCGCACGCCTGGCGTACGAGGTTGATCAGCGCGCGCTTGGTGATGACGATGCAGCCGCCCTGGTCCTTGCAGCCTTGGGCCTGCTCCGGAGTCATCTGCATGCGAACCGGCGGCTCGGCCTGCTCGCCCTCTCCGGCGAAGGAGGCGCAGATGGCTGCGGCGAGGAGGAGCCATACGAGGAGAACGACAATGGCGGCCTTCATTTGTCCGCCTTGCGATCTAGCTTGTTGTCGATGGCGATCAGCATTTGCTTGAGTTCGCTGATCGCATCCTTGAAGTCGTCGCGCGTGATGTAGGTCTTGGGCAGTTCCTCGCGCAAGTGCGAGAGGTCCGCGCGTAGCTCGCCCACCGCTCCCCACAGTTGCCGGGCGAACCAGCCAACCGCCGCAAGCGCTGCTCCGGCTCCTACGTTGATGAGGGTCTGGTAGTCCACGCGCGGTCCTTTCAGGTCATCCATGGGAGCGTATGCAAACTCAGCCGTTTCGGGGGGCGGCTGCTCGGCTGTTACACGGGACAAACCTCCCGGCTGAAACGGGAGGTTTCGGTCTTGGACAAGCTGGAGGTGGGCCGCTGTAATGGGGGTGCATGAAGGACAGCCCCAACCTTGATCTGTTGCGCACACTGGCCGTCGCCTGCGTCGTCGTCGGCCATCTGGCTCACACACTGGGCTGGGATGCCATCCGCGGCTACGACTTCGCCACCCTCGGGCGCATGGGCGTGGCCGTGTTCTTCGTGCACACCACGCTGGTTCTGATGCTGTCCCTGCAGCGCCACGGGGCGGCACCGCTGCCCTTCTACGTGCGCCGGGCCTTTCGCATCTACCCGCTGGCGATGGTGATGGTGCTGCTCACGATGCTCGATGCCGCCCGGTATGAACCCATCGACTGGAAGTTGATCGCGAGCAACCTGCTTTTGGTGCAAAACCTCACCGGCCACGAATCCCGGCCCGCGCCCTTGTGGAGCCTGCCGCTGGAAGTGCAGATGTACGTTGTGCTGCCGCTGCTCTTTGCGCTGGCGCGCCGCACCTCCGCCCTGCTCCGGCTTGCGCTTCTGTGGCTTGCGGCCGTGGCGGCGGCACTTGCCACCTCGCACGACGGCGTTGCCTCCTCGCTCCTGCAGTACGTCCCCTGCTTCCTACCAGGCGTGCTCGCGTTCATCCTGCGCCGCACCATGCCGCGCCTGCCGTGGTGGTCGCTGCCGGCGTTCGTGGTCCTGTGCGCGCTGGTCGTGCCGTGCCTGCATGCGACCGGCGTGCCCGAGGCGCCGCTCTTCTGGACGATGTGCGCGGCTCTCGGCGCGCTGATCCCCGGCACGCGTGAACTGCGCCTTGCACTGCTGGCGCGCTCTGCCGCGACGGTGGCGAAATACTCCTACGGCATCTACTTCACCCACCTTGTGAGCATGGGCGTGGCGTTCGTGGCCTTTCCCGGCCTGCCGCGCGTGTTGCAGTGGGCGATCTTCTTCGCCGCGTTGGCCTCTCTGTCCTGTGCGGCCTACCGCTGGATCGAGCGGCCCGGCATCGCCTTCGGGGTGCGCCTCGCCGAGCGCATCGGCACGCCGCGCATTCAGGTGCAGATGAACACCTGAGGGCGATTGCCGGAGGGCGTCGGCGGGGCCGGATACGCCCACAGCCGCCGGTTCTGCCGAAACAGGCAATAGGGGTTGTCGGCCAGCATGGCGTGCTCGGCGGCGCTCAGCTCTCGCGACCAATAGGCAAGCAGTGCGATCTTGGCGCCCGACCCGGCGCCGGCCGTGGCCGAACCGAAGCCGTAGCCGGCGATGTAGATCGGCCCCGATGCTCCGTAGCCGGTGAATCCCCCGTTGCTCGTTGCAAGGGACGCGACCAGGGCGCCGTTCTTCCAGCATTCGACGGCGTTGCCGGGCGAGCTGGCAGCGGCGACGACATATTGGCCGTCAACGAGCGCCCCGGTCGCGTCCGTGGTCGTCTTGCCCCCGCCGTCGAACAGGTAGGCGGTCAGGTTGCCGTTGGAGTCGATCCCAAGGGAGCGGTCGTTGGTCGAGGCTCCGGCATTTTGCGCCGACTGAAAGAGGGCCGAGGGCGTGCCTGTGGCCCGGAAGTTCTGGAAGTAAGCGACCCCGGTCCATGTGTTGGACATGAAAACGGGATTGGCCGCCATTTGGAGGTTGGCCGACGACCCGTTGGGGGCGATGCCGACGCCGGCCGCCGTGATCGAACGCGGTGCCGAGTTGCTGGAGAACTTGGCCTTGCCGGTGCTGATGATTCGATTCGGGTCCGAGCCGAGCCACACAAACTCCAGTCCGCGCGTGACCGGGTTGCTTCGGTCGAGGGCCGCTGCGGCGCCTTGCGGCTGCTGGCGCACGCGCCTGGACAGGTTGATTGGCCCCATGCCTTAGCCGATCGTGGCCGACACTTCGCTCACGTACAGGGCGCCCGCCGTGAACGCCGCGCCGCTGTCGTTCTTGATGACGAACTTGATGTGCGCTGGCAGGCTGCCACCGAACGCGCACGCAACCGGAAACATCTTGCGCTGCTGGGTGCTGTTCGTGCCGAGCGGCAGCGTGCCGATGTAGATCAGGTCGGCCTCGTCCGTGGTCGTGGTGCCCGAGGTCGGCCCGGTGGAGTAGTTCGTGCCGTCATTGGACGCGATGGCAAACAGCACGGCCTGCTTGTTGCCGCTCACGGTGCCCGGCGTGGCCTCCAGCTCCACAAGCAGATCCAGCGGCTGGTTGGAAGACACGTTGTAGTCGTTCGAAAGAACGTAGGTGGCCGACGCGAGCGTGGACAGGCCGGTGACGGTGACGGCTGTGCGCGTTCCAACGACCAGCTTGACGGTGGAGACAGTCATTGCAGCACCTCCGCATCACGCAGGTCGGCTTCGGTCACGAGCGGCAGGCCGAGCTTTTCGGCGCGGCTGCACGGCTGCAGCGCAAGGCTCTTCAGGGCGTCGGCTTCGGCCTGGGTGAGCACGCCGGGGGGCACGAGCGCCTGGATCTGCGCCTGCGTGACGGCGTGACCGACATCCAGCCCGTCGCCCGTGATGAAGCGCATGGCCCACTTCACCTCGGAGATGCTCGGCGAGGAGGCTTCGAGCTTGTCCAGGATCGCCGCGGCACCAGCGCCGCACTCCGACAGGACCGTGCGGGCGGTGACAACGCGGCTCTTGACCGTCGTTGTGCTTTGGCGGTTCAGGAGTTCGCACACCATGCCCGGCGCTGCGGGCAGGTACTGGGCATAGCCCAATCCTTCGGGGTCGGCCTGCACTTCGGCTTTCAGTGCGGCCAGTTGGTCAGGGGTCATGCGGTGGGCCTTTCGGGCAAAAGAAAAACCGCCCGAAGGCGGCTTGCGGTTCTGAAGAGCGTTGGTGAATTAGCGAGTGCCGGTCAGCAGGAAATCGACATCGGCCAGCGTTGCATCCGGGGATGCCGGTGCAACGATCTGCAGGACATCCCCAGCCGCGAAAGTGACTGCGGCGCCGCCCGAGGACGTGAATGTCGCCGAGGACGCACCGGCCGCGAAGGTGGCCGTTCCGACGCTGGAGCCGTTCTTCTGGATGTCGAAGGCTGTCGAGCCGGTCGCATTTGCCGAGGCTTTGCCGTAACTGCCGGAGAAGTTCGCGGGGAACGTCACAGAACGGGCGAACGGAACGCGGACGATCTTCACGGAGGCCGCAGGAAGGCCCGGGTAGTAGATGCCCATGTCATACGGCTCGCTCGCCCACTGCGGGTTCGCGCTGGCGCCCTGCGTCTGCAGGAACTGTCCGGAAGTGCCGGCCGCCAGTCGCGCCCATCCCGACGCTCCGCGGTACAGAATGTCACCCTGTGCCGCCGAGCCAATGAAGTCGAGGATGTCCGAGAGGGTGAGTTCCTCGGGGTCGCCCGCCCCGGCCGTCTTGCGGCCGATCACGCGGGATGTCGCCGAGACATCCTGCATCTTGGCGTACGTGACGGCGTTGTTGGCGATCGTGGTCGCCAGCGTGCCGCTGGTCGTCACATCGCCGCTCAGGTCGCCATTCGTAATCGAGGCGGACCCGGAGAACTTGGCCAGGTTGCCGCTGGCCGGCGTTCCAGTCGTCGCCACGGTCCCGGACGACCCAGCCGCCCACACAGGGTTCGCGCCAGTGCCTTGTGTTTGCAGGAACTGCCCGCTCGTGCCAGCGGCGAGCTTGACGAGGTTCGTACCGTTGTAATACAGGATGTCGCCTTGCGCGTAGGTGATGCCTGCGAGGTCGGCGAGCTTGGCGCTGTAGGCTTGGACATCGGTCCCGATGGCAAGGCCCAGCGCGGTGCGCGCGGCCGACGCGGACGTCGCTCCTGTGCCTCCGTTCGCGATGGGGAGCGCCGTGCCGCTGTACGTGATCGCGAGCGTCCCGGAGGACGTGATCGGCGAGCCGCTGAGCGAGAAGACGGACGGAACAGTCAGGGCAACGCTCGTCACGGTCCCCGAACCGCCCGACGCTCCCGAGCCGATTCCGGTCGTGCGGTAGTCCGTATAGCTCGTCACCCCCGAGCCGTCGCACACCACGGCATAGAGCGCCTTGGCACTGTTCGCCAGCGGTCCCGGCCAGCCGGAGGGAGCTGCCGTTACCTTGCTCACAACACCATCGGTTTCGAGGATGTAGTTCGTGGCTGATGCGGTGAGAGAAACCGTGCCGTTGGCAATGGTGATGACCGTGCCGTCGCTCTTGCGATACTTGCCGCCGACGTACCCCCATGTAAGGGCTGCGGTCGTCAGCGCTCGCCGGCCGAACAGGGCTGCCGGGGACATTGCGTCCAGCGCGGCATTCATCGTCACCTCTTTCGAGGCTTGGGATGCCGAGACTAGATCGAGGTTTGAGGTCGAGTCAGACAATCGTGTCCCCTTTAGATGCTTCCCGTGGCCGCGTGCCCTCGGCCCACGACGGCGCTGAGCTGGTAGACGCGGAAATAGATGGTGTTGCTGGGCGTCAGACCGTCTGCGGTCTGGTTGGCCGCCGAGTAACTGGCCGTGGGCGACGTGAGCCCGGTGATGGTCCGAACGACGGTGCCGTAGCTGCTGGACGAGTAGATGTCCACCTCGTAGGCTTCAGTCGCCTCCGACATGGGTACATCCACGTTGTTGCGAAGCTCGCCGGAGATGCGGTTGCGTCGCACCCATGTGAGCGTGGCATTGTTCGACGCATCCCTCCCGCCCCCGAGCAGGACCGGCGCGTAGGGCATCAGCCCCACTCCCAAATTCGTGAACGGCTGCGCCGTGACGTCCGCAATCGACATTCCTGATGTGACAGCCTTGTATTGCTTCTCGATGCCAATGTCCGCCGTGCTCTGCGTCACGCGAACGAACTTCGTGGGGTCCACCAGCACGAACCGGTCGCCCACGGCATGACCGCTCATGGCGTACTCCGAGCCCCTGCGTCCGCGCAGGAATCCGCGCAGGGTGTAGGTGCCGTCCGTGTTCAGCGTTGCATCCCGGAAGTACAGGATCTCGTCGCCGATCACGGCCATGTTCGTTCCGGCGAGCAAGCCAGAATAGGACGTGGACGCGAGCGATCCGTTCTTGAGTTGCACCTTCACGGAGCTGCACTCGTCGGGGATGTTTCCGCCCGTGAAATTGGCAAGGACCGTCGTCGTCTCGCCCATGACCGCCTCACCCGTGATCGATGTGAGGACCGTGTACGTCGCCCCGCCATCAGCCGAGACGTAGACGATGCAGCCGGGCCAGCTCTTGGCATTCGGGTCGGCCGCGCAGGCTGCCGCATAGAACCCCGGATCGTTGTCCGCATCCCTGAGCATGTTGATGTTCACATCAGCTCCAGCAGCGAGAGGGACGGCGACGCCACCGTCTGCAGGTCCGTGGGCGTTTCGGTCACGATCACATGCGGCGTGTAGGTGTCCGAGTCGTCCCGCACGGCTTCACAGGCGAAGAAGCCTCCGGCGTCCTGCGTCATCTTGGTCAGGCGCATCGTGTAGCCCTGAATCCCCACGATGTCCGTTGGCATCAGGTAGGCGTACTTGCGCGGCAGGTTGGCACCGTAGGTGATCCGGCCAATCCACGCGTCGTGCAGGTTGATGCTGGCGATCTCCTGCGCCTTCTGGTCGGTGAGGACCATGGGCAGTTCCAGTGTCTGCTCGCTCTGGCTGTTGCCGGTGAGTTTCCTCTGGTACTTGGTCGCCGGTGAGTAGTTCGTGGCCGCCAGCACGTAGTTCACATTGAACGTGCCGGGCAATTCCTCGTCCATCGCGCGGACCGTCGTGACGAGATCCTGCGGCTCCAGCACATCGCTCGGGTGCGCGCCGAGTTCGGCATCGTCGATCTCCGCGGCAATCGCTCCGCCGCGCTTGATGAACCGGATCTTTCCCTGATCCTCCGCCGCGTCGAAGTAGTAGGCGGGCATCAACGTTGCGATGGCCGACTTCACGTCGACCTGATTGGCAATCGTGTAGCCGTCCACCCGGTCGGTGAGCTGCGTGACGTCGATCTCGTCGGCCGTGAGCCCTGCCCGGATGGACAGGTCCGTCACGACTTCGGCCAGCGTCATGTAACCCAGCGACGCCGCCCCAGACACCCCCACCTTGCCGAGATAGCCCACCAGCGAGTCGGCCCACGGTTCCGGGCCCAATGGTGTCGCTGCGGTGGTCAGTCCGTACCAGAGGTTTTCCTGGATGATGACGGTCTTGCCCATCGCGCTGTTGTAGATCGCCGCGTCGGGAAGGGCCGTGCCGACATACAGCGGAGGATGCGTGCCACTGGTTGCCAGGCTGTCGAACGATCCTCCGTAGGTGCCGTCGCCGCCGAAGTAGGTCCAGTGCACGACCGAAAGCCACCGATTGCCAGCGATGAATACTTGCGAGCCTGTGTCGGTCGGCACGAACAACCACGGGACGAGCGCGGTCTGCGCGAACGTGCTGGGCTGCGTTCCCGACGCGACCACGCCCGCCGTCGCGTCGATCACGCTCCAGGTCAGGTTGCCGCCCGTATTCAGCAGCGACCAGAGATACCCCGTGGTCGGGTCCACCGCAGACGAAACGCCCCCCGTGGTACTGGCGGGCGCTCCCAAGACCGAGGATGTGCCGGATGGCGCGCCTTCGTCCAGATCGAACCGGCGCACCTGCGTGCTTGTCACCCCATAGATCGTGTGCTGGACGTCATCGATGCGGTAGATGTCCACAAGGGCATCCGTCTGGCCTGCGTCGAACGTCTGCGTGTTGAGGATCACGTCCGGTGCGTTCGGGTCGACGAAATAGAACTTGTAGCTGCCCCCGCTGGTGTTGCACGCGAAGACGTATTTGCCCGCAACGATCCCCGCCGCGATCAGCGTTTCACCGGCTGGCAATACGACGGGGTGATGGGTCGTGACATCCCCGGTCGGCATGGCGATGAGGCTGTACGTCAAGCCCGCAAGCTGGGTGATCGTCTGGCCCCGGTGGACGTGCATGACCACGTCCTGAATGGGCTCGTAGGCGAACACGTCCGATGCGCTGAAATCCAGCAGATCGATCAGCCGGTTTTCGATCGTCACCATGTCGGACTTGCGGGTCTTCAGGATGCCGCGATACGTTCCGTCGTAGACCGTGAGGAAGGACGCCCCGATGTCGATGACCTGCCGGGTGAAGGTCGTGCCGAGGTTGTCCGGGGCAGTGTTGACGTCAGACGATCCCTTGTTGCCGATTTCCACCGTGAGGAACGGGATGCGGTTGCCGTCGTGGCTGGTGACGTCGAAACCTTCGATCACGAGGTAGCAGTAGCCACGGTAGGCGGGCACGTTCCCGGCGCCGAACATGGACTCCAAGAACGGGTCCGGCATCTGGTCTTCCGACCCCTCATAGAAGCGGATCGTCCCGGACTCGAGCTTTTGCGTGTTCGGGTCATAGACAAGGCGCTTGTCTGGGCCTGCCCAGATACGACCGAGTTGCTTGTTCGGACCCTCGCAGATCAGGAGGGCGAAACTGGCCGTGTAGGTTGGCTGGCTTGACGTCGCATCCGGGGTGCCCTTGCCGCCCGCCGCGTCGCCCTGCGCCAGATCGGCCGCCGAGATGACGTTCCCGGCAACCGCCATGACCGAATAGATGATCGGAATAGGACGACCGTATTCGGATGACTGCGGCTTGAGGTCTTGCAGCGACGGGCCGCTGCTGTTGCCGTCGATTGCGCGGCCGAGCGTTCCCCCAAAGAAGCCCCCGATCGCTCCGCCGACTGGGCCGAAGAAGTACGAGCCGACGACATTGCCGACAAGACTCAGAACGCTCCCGGCGCTCATGCCTCAACCCCCGGATAGCGCCAGCAGGCCACGATGCGTTGCCGCCACACGTCATCCAGTCGGTGCTCCACGACCTTGTTCAAGCCAGCGCCGTTGTAGGCGTGGATCAGCGACAGTCCCCCGTGCACGTAGTCGCCCACGATGGCGAGGTGCTGCGGCTCGCGTTCGAAGCGAATCCACACCACGTCGCCCGGCTGCATGCTGGAGGTCGGCACGCGTTCGAGGTGTGAATCGAGGGCCGTTCGCATTTCGGCCGGGACCGGCAGGCGCCCGTAGCGCGTGTAGTCCGACAGCGGAACGCCGAGCGTCTTGGCGACGTGCACCGGTACGCCCGCGCAGTCCAGCGCAAGACCGGCAATGCGCCCCTGATGAAAATAAGGGGTGCCGATAGCACCCCTTGCCGCTGCGACGATCTCGGATGCCTTCATGGTGTCCACCAGTTCCCCGAGACAACGATGGCCGAGATCAACTGGATCTCGGTGGAGTAGTAGCCCTGCGCCGGATGCGCCTTCGCGAAGGACCAGAGCGCATCCAGCCAGCCTTGGAACAGCGGATCGCACGTCGCGCCGACCATCATCGGGCAGTAGAACGCCTCGTCGATCCAGTAGGGGTTGTTCGCGTTCAGCGGCGCGCCAGTGAGCGAGTAGCCGTTGCAGATGTTGGTGACGACGCCTCCCGTGGCGCGGACGAAGAATTGCTCCATGCGCGTGAGGTACGTCTTGATGTCGGCGTCGCCCGTGAGCGCGTAATCGGTTCCGAAGCGCCACGGATCGCGGCAGGCGTTGTACCAATAGCCGTCCTCGTGCGGGTTGCCGCCGTCATTCACCGATGTGGTCAGGAACGGATTGGCCGTGTCCGCGCCGCCGACCCAATCGGGCAGCAGTCCCGTTGCCGGCGCGAGGTTGCGCTGCACGTAGTCGACGATGCGCTTCTGCTCGCTGATGGCGCTGTCCCAGAACGCGTCACCCGTGGCGCGCTTGAAGGCGCGGAAGTGCCCGAACATGTAGTCGGACGTGCGGCCTTCGTGCGTCACCCCGCTGTTCTCGACGATCACGCCGGAACTGGTGAACGCGTAGCTCTTGATCTGCGCCAGCATCCCGAGCGCGATGCTCTTGTAGTTGTAGGTGCCGCCCGAGCCCCACTGCACATCCGCCATCAACAGGGCCAGAACGATGTCGAGGTCGCCGTCCGTGGCGGGCCACGCACCGCCCGCATCGGTGCCGTTCGCAGCCACGCGCCAGGTCATGAGGTTGGTCATGTTGAACAGGCCGCCGTAGTTGCCCGCCGGGAACGCCAGCACGGTCTTCAAGAGGCCGTCGAACTTGGCCTGCGCGTTCGCGTCGTATCCGGCCATGAGCACGGTGATGAGCAGCCCGTAGCCCATGCCCTCGGAAACGGTTGCATAGGTCGGGTCTGAGAACTGCACCCAGTAGCCGCCGGCCGGAATGCTGCCGATGCCGGTGTTGGTCGACTTGAGCAGCCCGTTCGGGCCGCTCCAGTAGTCGTACTGCTGGCGGATGAAGGCGGTGAAGTTCGCGGCCGTGTCGCTGGGCGTGATGACGCCGGGCGCATAGCCGGTGATCTTGCTGCCAACGGGTGTCGTGGCAGTGACCAGTCCGCGGGAGGTCAGCGCTGTCATCTCCGTGGACGACAGCGTGCCGCCCGCGAAGTAGGTCCACAGGTACAGGGCCACCTTCGGACTGGAGGTGTTGAACATCAGGCCGAAGCGGTTCTCTGGCACTCCCGCGCCCGGCTCGTCCAGCAGTTCGTAGGCGATGACCGATTCGATGTTCGCGCTCGACTGGCGGATCTCGCCCATGTGCTGCGCGACGGACTGGTAGCCCTCTTCGGTGAGCGTCGCGCCGTCGGCGTTCTCGTAGCCCGCGTCGTAGATCTCCCCGGCGTTGAACTCGTTGATGGTGATGGGCTTGCCGAAGGAGGCAAGTTGCGTGAGCGGGCCGCCCGTGCCGTAGTAGGTGTCCGTGAGCAGGCTCGGGCTTGCGAGGGACGGGTAGACGTGCCAGCCCGTGACGTCCCATGTCACGCCGCGCGAGGCCAGATAGGTGAGCCAGCCGAAGTCCCGGTTGACCACGCCCATGATCACCCGGTAGGGCTTGCCGTCGGCGGTGGCGAGGTCGTGCACCGCGCGGGCCATGCCCTTGAGGATCGCAGCCAGGCTTTCGCAGGCGGCTATGCCCGTGTACGGTCCCGAGGACGTGCCGGCCGAGCCGACCGGAACGGCCGCATTGATCTCCGGGCGCAGCTGCGTTTCGTTCAGCAGCTCGAAGTCGGTGATCAGATCCTTCACCGCGTTCACGAGCGACGTCATCTCGCTGTAGCTGGCCGCTTCCACCGCCGCGAGGTCGGTGTAGATGGTCGAATCCCACTGGTAGGACGTCTGCATCACGCCCTGCGCCGTTCCTCCGTTGGCCTTGATCCTCGACACCATGTCGCGCACCAGCGTGAGGTCGTGTCCGGCCCCGAAGATGTCCACCCGGTTGCGGGTGAAGTGGCGCGCTGCCAGGATGCCCGCGATGGTGGTGTTCGCCCCCGTGCTGCCGCCGCCTTCGTGCAGATTCACTCCAACACTGGATGCAACCTGCGGCGCGGGTGCGGGCGTCGGGCTCGGAGCTGGCGCGGGCGGCGGCGGCGATCCGGGCGGCGGCGCGCTGGCCGACGTGGGCACGGTGGCGGGCGTGAGGTTGGTTCCCGGCGGCCCGAAGATGCCGACTCCGGGCAGATGCGGGAAGCCCCGGAAGTTGATCGCGTTGTTGAACTTGCCGATGCAGTCCTGGTAGAACCGCTTCTGGCAGCCGGCATAGACCGAGAAGGTGTCCGGCGTGCTGCTGCTGGGTGTTCCCGACGGCCCCGGCGCGGGCGGAATCGGCGTGTCGGCCGCATAGATGGGAGCGGGCATCTGCTCGAACAGCTCGAACAGCCCGCCTCCGGTGATCTTGGTGTAGCTCTTGACCTCCATCGAGCGGCCGTTGTTCAGGCCCGAGGTGAAGGTCAGAAGCCCGCCCGTGAACCAGTCCGTGGGCTCGGTGCGGGAGGCGTCGGTGATGACCTTGTTGGTGTCGACGTGGGCGACGGAACCGGTGACCGTCCACGGCGCAAGGTCGATCTTGCAGCGCGAGTCGCCCAGATTGGCATCGCATTCCTGCTTGGTGAGGGTGACGATCTTGCGCGAGTACTTCTGCGTGAGGCCCCGCAGTCCCGCCGTGAAGATGGACCGCCCTGCCTGGACCTGGCCGAGCGTTCCCTTGCGGATGATGTTCTTGCCGTGCGCGAGGTTGTCGAGGTTGATCTCGAACAGTTCAATCTCGGCGTAGTCCCACCGCCCGTTGTGGATGTCGTCGGCGGTGATGGAAGGCGAGGCGAGGAAGCCCTGCACCTCGAGGTTGTCCACCGACAGGTCGCCCGAGCTTTCGACGTTGGACGGATCGAACCCCTGCGCGGCGAGGTAGATTTCGCCGCTTCCCACCGGAAATTCGATGTCGTCGCTGTGCAGCGCCGCGCGAACGACGGTGCCGTCCGTCAGGGTCGCGCGCCAGCACGAGACGAACCGGGTCGTGCCTGCAGCGTAGTCGCTCTGCAGACCGGAAGAAATGGCGCGCGGCATTACTCGAGGATTTCCCGCAGCGTGACCATCGGCCCCGCGATGAACCGCGCGTCCACGCTGCCGCCGCCCGCGACCATCTCCCAGTCGATGAGGTCGTTCAGGAAGTGCGCGGGCACGTAGAACCGGCCGGTCCACGTCACCGTATTGGCTGCCGGATTGCCGGTGATGCTGGTGAACGTGCCCGTGTTCGCATCGACCGTGAAGGAGGTGGAAACGCCGTTCACGAACACCTGAAGGCTGGCCGCCTCCAGGCGCGTGAGCTTGCGGTCCTTGTGCCGCCCGGACGATGGCTCCGTGTAGCGCTTGAACGCCTGATAGCCGCCACCGGTCTTCGCCGCGACGACTCCATCGGTGCCGCTGACCTCGAAGTCCTTCGGATCACGCAGCAGGAAGCCAAAGGCGCCGCCTTCCGTGACCTCAAACAGCGCCTCGAGCAGCTGCCAGAGCAATCCGCGCACGGGCGCGAGATGGATGTCGAACTCGCGGATGGTCTTGTCCTGCGGGCCGATGTTGATCCACTCGCTCCCGCTGGCCGAGCTCACGCGCTGGTTCTTGCGCGTGTTGCGGCCCTTCACATCGGCCTCGATGGACGACTCCAGCAGCACGACGTCGGACAGGACGGTGATGGTCATCCGCGCCTCCCAAGATTGCGCAGCGAGTGCGCCGAGTGCTGCGCGATCTGCGCGCCGAACTGCGTGGCCGTCTGCCGGGATGCGCCCGGCGGCATGGCGACGGTGAAGTTGTTGTGGACGTGGATGGTTCGGCTGCCCTGCCCCGACGATTGCTCGTCGCCCCGGTCTGCGGGCTCGGACTGCTGGGTGCTTGGAACGAGCGCCTGCATGCGAACCGACCCCAGAGCCGTGACGTAGCCGCCGTCTGCGTAGCCGGGGATCTCGTCGCTTGTCATGCGGCCGGTCTTCGCCTGTGTGTGCAGGCGCTCCAGCCGATCCACACCGATCGCGCGCACGGCGGGCGCGCTGAAGACGTATTCCTGCCCGTGGACGACCCCGGCGGCCTGCTTCGGGTCGGCGTTGCCCGTGTAACCGCCGATGTCGAATCCAGGCATGCGCTCGCCCTTTGCCACTGCCTCGCGGACCCGCTCGACGCTGGAGCGCTCGGTCAGCGAGGTCGCCTCCCGCAGTGTGTCGCGCGAGTTCGCGTGCGGGTTCGAGGTGAATAGGTTCGTGTGAGCAACTGTGGCGAGATTGAGGATGCTGCTGCGCATATCCGTGTCCGACTGGACGACCGAATCAATCGCAGCTCTGTCGCCGACTGCGGCGCGATCGTGAATCGTCTCGAGCACGTCGCGGCCAATGGCCCGAACCGCCGGAGCGCTAAACACGTACTCGCCGCCGTGGACAACGCCTGCGACCTGATCGGGGGCAACGTCCCCCGTGTAGCCGCCATCCGAGAAGCCTGGCTGCTTGGCTGCGTGCTCGCGGATGATCTGGATGACAGCCGGCGTGAGGCGGTCGCTGTGGCGCGGATCGCTCGGATGCAGCACTTCCTCGCGCACCCCCTTGGGGCCGCCCATGAGGATGGCGGGGACTTCATGGGCCTGCAGGACGACGTGCGGCTTGCGGCCCACGATACCGCCTGCGTGATACTTCTGCGCACTTTCGAACACGCCGGACGGAACCGGGCGGTTGTCGTTCGTCTGTCCGACAATGCCGCCCGAGTGAAGGAACAGGCCCAGATCCTGTTCGCCGAACGCGACGCCGGAGCCGAAACCGGAGGAAGCCACGCCGCCCGGCGCAAACGCAGAGGACGAGCCGCCGAGCCCGAGTAGGCCGAGCAAGCCACCGCCGCCGCTCGCCGCGGACGACGCCTGCGCCGCCGCGATGATCTGCTGGATGATCCCGGGCAGGCTGGAAAGCGCACCGCCGCCCTTGGTTGCCGCACTGGCAAGCTGCAATGCCGCCTGTGCCGCCTTGTCGTTGGAAGCGCCAAGCGTGTCGCTGCTCTTGGAGGCGTCCCGGAACATGTCCAGCACGCCCTGCTCGCCCGAGGGCGTCTGCCCGCGATCCAGTCGCGCGAAGTCGCCGGCCGTCACGCCGCCCGAATCGACGCTCGTGCTCCGGTCCAGCCGGGCGAAGTCGCCTGTTGTCGGCGTGACGCCTGCGGGCGCTGCCGCCGCGCCCGGCTGGCCGATCCCGTTGAGGGCTCCTGCTGCTGCCTGCGCCGCCGTGGTGAGGGCATTCAGGGCCTGTGCGCTCGAGGTCGCTGCGGTCGCTTGCGATGTTGCCGCACTGGCTGTCGATGCGCCCGATGCGCTCGACGCAACCGCCTTTTCCGCCGCATCCTGCGCGGAGATTTCGGACTTGCGGAACGCCTCCTGCGCGGTGTCCTTGGCCGCCTCCGCCGCTTTGGTCCGCTCGCGATCCTTGCCGCCGAAGATGTCCGCGAAGAAGCTACCCGCGCCGCCCAGGCTACCGTTCTTGCCGAAAAGCTGGTTGGACAGCTCCTTGGCCGTGATGTCGTTGAACTGCTTGGAGAGGGTGTTCGCGAAGTTGCGAAGCGCATCCTTCGGCTTCGTGCCGTTCATCAGGTCCGAGAACAGGTTGCTCCCGGCGTCCTTGAAGATGGAGTCGAACTTGTCCTTGAGCGGATCGAGGGCGGCCTTGAGCTTGTCGATCTGGAGGCGGAAGTTCTCGACATCGACCTTCAATTGGAGGTCTTCGGGGCGCTCCTGCGAGAGCTTCTCCATGACGCGAAGCTGCTCTTCGAGCTTGCCAACCACCTGCGCGCGCGCCGCGCCTTCGCGCGTCAGGGACTCGATTTCGCCGATGGCCCCAGTGCTTTGCGCGAGGGCGATGCGATCCTCTTCGATCTGCAGCTGCTGATTGATGAGGCTTGTTTTCTGCTTCGCGTCCGTGAGCGCCACCTGCTGATCGCGAAGCGCCTTGGCGCTCGCAACCTCATCGTCTGTAATGCGCCCCTTGGATTTGGTCTGGAATATCTTGTCCTGTTGATCGGCGATCTGGTTGCGCAGGCGCGCCGCCCCCGCCTCGTCGCCCGCGAGTTGCCGCAGATTCGCGCGGTAGTTCAGCAACTCCTCATTCAGCTGGATGAACGACTGCTCGCGCTCCTGGTTGGACAGAACGATGTCGCGCTCGCCTTTGAGCTCGACGTTCTGCTCCTGCAGGCCAATTTCCTTCAGGCGCGTGCGGTCCTGCTCCTTCTTGCCCGGATCGCGCGTTTTGGCGAGGTGATCTTCGACCGCCTTGCGTTCTTCCTCCAGTCCGGCGATTTCAGCCGCAGTGCCCCGTTCGATGGCCTTGACCTTCTGGGCATAGAAGTCATCGAGCGAAATGCCGCCGGCTTGATAGACGCCCTGCAGGTATTTCTCGTTGAACGCGATGGTGTCGCGCTCTTTGGTGAGCGCATCCTGCGCGGCCTTGATCTTGGCCTGCAGTTGTGCGTCGATAACCTGCTGACCTTTCCCGAGCTCGTTGATCTGCTTGTTGATGCCTGCGATGCCGTCGCGCAGCCTCTGCGACTGCTCGCTGTTCGCGCCATAGAGGCGGTTCGATTCGGCCAGCGCTTTGTTCAGGCCCGTGCGCTGCTCGGTCAAGTCCTTGATCTGGCCTGCCTCGCTGCGGTGTGAGGCGGCAACGTCCAGAGCGCGCTTGATCTGGTCATCCGACGCCTTCTTGCCGTCTATCGCTGCGGTCGCTGCGGCCTGTGCGCCGCTTGCGCGGTCTTGGCGTGCAAGGTTGCCAGTCGCAGTCGCGTCGGCTGACTGGCTCTCGCCGCCAAAAAAGCGCTTGGCGCGGGTGACGAGATCATCTCCAGCCAGGGACGCAATTGCATGGGCAGGCGCCGCCGCGAAGCCGACGCCGGGAATCGAGCCGATGGCGATGGTGCCGATGCCGCCGATCTTCGGCAGGTTCTCGACGAGGAACGCGACCGATTCGACCGCCTTCGCGAGCAGCGCCACCATGGTGCGCAAACCGTCCGATTTATCGAATGCCTGCTCCGCGCGCTCCCATGCATTGCCGAGGTCGTTCATCGACTTCTGCAACGGGGTCATGGCGTTGTCGGCCAGACCCTTGACGGAGTGCTGCAACGCATCGAACAGGACGCGCTGCGCACCCGCGATGTCGCCCATGCGAGTGAGCTTCTCAATCTGCAGCTGCTGCGAGCTGGTTAGCGCGCCAAGCGCTTTGTCCAGTTCCTTCGCGCCCTGCGCTGGATCGGAGAACGCCTGCGCCAGCTGCTTTGTCGCAGCTGGGATGTCCTGACCGGTCGCCTTCGCGTAGTCGACGGCGATGCGACTGAGATCCTTGAACATCGCGCCGCCGATGTCGTGCACCTTGGACAGTTCGGAGACGATAGCCGTCGCTGTATCGCGCGTGACCCCGGGTGCTAACGACAGCTGCTGGATAAAGCCCTTGAGGTCGGCATTGGAGAAGAGCCCGGCGCGCCCCGTCCCGGAGAGTTGCGCCTGCACGGTGTTCAGGCTGCGCGCTGTGGACTCGGCATGCACCATCGCGAGCGCCAGCGCGCCCGCTGCGGCGGCGCCGGCCAGCAGGGCCGCGCGCATAGGCGTGATGAGGCTCGTGACAGCAGCGACAGCGTTGCCGACGCCGCCGAAGGTGCCAGTCAGGCGACCAGCTTCCAGACCGACTGCGCGAACGACCGAGCCACCCGCAAGCCACATGTCGAAAATCGACCTGCCCGCGTGAACCAAACCTTGCATCTGCGCCGTGGAAATGACGGCGCTGCCGCCGATGCCTTTCACCTCCTTTTCCGCAGCCTGCAGTTCCGCGATCAGGGGCTCAACATCCTTCGCACCTGCTTGCGCTGCCTTGTAGCGCAGTAGCGCTGCACTGCCGCCTTCCAGCGCAATCTTCTGCTCACGCAGCGCGGCAATCTGTGCGCGCAGGCCGTCCGTGAACGCGGCGGCGGAGGCAGACTGCTGCTGGAGTTGCTGGACCTTGCGCTGCTCGTCTTCGAGTTGCTTCAGTTCCGCAATGGCCGGCTGGAGCTTCGACGTGTCGATGCCCTGCAGGTCCGCCTTGATCTGGATCTGCTCGGACGCGCTCTTGCCGGAGGTGAGGATGTCCTGCTTCGCGCGCAGGATCGCCGCGGCAACGCTCTCTTGCGCTGCTGCCTGCTGCTTCGCGGCATCGGCTTGCGCCTTCGCCGATGCCGTCGCCTGTGCGTCCGCAGCCGCCTTCGCCGCGAGCGCTGCCTTCTCGGCCTCAAGTTGCGCGATCAGCGGTTCGGCGTCGCCCGCTGCGCCCGCTTGCGCTGCACGGTAACGAAGGAGCGCTGCACTTCCACCCTCAAGCGCAATGATCTGTTCGCGAACCGAGGCGATCTGCGCTTGCACCCCCTGGATGAAGGCATTGGCCTGGGCGCTCGCCTGCTGCGCCTGCTGGAAGCGCTGCTGCTCGTCTTCAAGCTGCTTCAGGGCGGAGATCTGGTCCTGAATCTGCGCGCGGTCGATCCCCTTGAAGTCCGCTTTGATCTCAAACTTCTGGGACGCGCTCTTGCCCGCAGTTTGCAGGTCCAGCGTGGCGCGCTGGATCGAACTGCGCAGGCGGCTCAGTTCCCGATCGGTTCCATCGGCGGCGCGCTTGGCGCCGTCGGTGATCTTGTCCAGCCCCTTGCCAGCGGTCTGCCCGGCCTGATCGACCACCTGCGCCAGCTTCTGCACGCCTTGGCCGATCTGGTCCAGCCCGCGCGTGGCACCGGTCCCATCGACCTCAAATTCAAGCTGGTATTTGCTTACTTGGGTCATGGGGCGTCCGTCTGGTGGATTGCTTCAAGGGCGGCCTGCTCCATCACGCGGATGTCGGCCTTCATGCGCTGGCGCTCCTCGCCCGTCAGGCCAAGGTCGTCCAGCTCACGGTGAAGCACGAGGTAATCGAGGGCGACCGGGCCGCCAAAGCCCATGCGCCACTGGCCGCCGATGTCGCAGAACAGAGTGAAGGCCGGCCAGTTCTCAGGCCACACCTCCACGGTCCTGTTCTTCATTGCCTGCGCGATCGCGGTTCCGATCGCGTCGCGCTCGGAGGTCTGTCGTGGCCGCTCGTACATGGCCGCGGCCACCTCTTTCAGTTTCCCAGGCGGCCTTCGATGATGGCAGCGCGGTACTGCTCGATGATCGCTTCGGCCCCGCCCGGCATCTCGTCGCAAAGCTGCCTGATGTTCTCGGGGCTGGATTCGACATCCAGCCCCCAACCCTCAAGCATTTGCTCGATCTTGCTGGCGTTCCACTGCGACATGAGCTCGACGTACTTCTCGGAGGAGAACTTGCCGTCCTCGCCCGCCGCATCAGACGACTCGGGGTGTTTGGGCAGCGTGTCGATCCACGCGCCGAACTCCTGGCGGGTGCGGTACTTGTAGGTGACGGGGATGGACAGCTCCGTGCCGTCGATGTCCTTGAACTTGACGACGCGGGCGAACGACTTCGGACGGTTTCCGAGTTTGACGGTGGGCATGAATTGGTTCCTTCGCGGGGTGGTTGAAATGCCCGTGCCCCAGCCGGCCTCTCCCCGCGAAGAGAGAGAACCAGCCGGGGTCGGTGCTCAGAGATCGGCTTGCGCCGAGGGGGATCAGGTCGAGTAGGAGATCTGGCGGCCCAGGAAGGCGAACGAGGCGTCCACCGTGTTGACCTGGTTCACGTTCATCTTCGGCGACTCGTTCACGGCCATGTAGCCGTAGGCGTAGGTCGTGCCGCCGCCGCCGAGGGCCATCTTGAACGCCACCGGCTCGAGGGTGCGCGAGATGCCCACCATGGTCAGCCAGTTCGCGTCGGCCGGATCATGGGCCAGCGTCAGGACCGTGGTCGTCGCATTGAAGCCGGTCGGGATCTTCAGCGCGTTGCGGCTTGCCAGCAGTTGCACGTCGGTGAAGCGCGGATCACCGCCTTGGGTCTGCACGCCCGTCACCTGCGGGATCTGCACCCAGGTGCCGACCTTCTGCGTCGTGCCCGTGCCGGAACCGGCGGGATAGAACTTGGTGCTGGTGGAGTCCAGGCCCAGGATGTTGAACGTGTTCGTGTCCTGCTGGTCCACGCGATAAATCGCGTTCGTCGCGTCCTCCCATCCCGAGAGGAGCAGCACCTCGTCGTTGTCCACGTAGCCGTGGGAGGCGGAGGTCGCCACCGCCGGATTGGCGTTCGTCAGCGCAGTGACGCTCTTCGCGCCAGCGAATTGATCGAGGCTGCAAAAATAGAATCTGGTCCCTTCCGGGAAATTGAATGCCATATACTTACCTTTCGCCCTTGCGGGGCACAAAAAAACCGCCCGAAGGCGGCTGGTTGCGATTGCCCAAGGCGGGCGATGCAAAGAAGAACGCCCGCGTTAAACGGGCGTTCTCACATGCTCTGGTTGTCTGCTACGGCTGATGCCAGCAGGTGAAGTCCTGCCTGCATCCGTACACGGGAATTTCTGCGTCGTAGTCGGCGATGGCCGCGCCGATCGGGCGCGCCACGAATGCGCTCGTGGAGCACATGGCGTCCTCGATCGCGCGAATGATCTGCAGCGCCTCGGCCCGCGTGTTGGACCACACGTTGATCTGCATGTGCGCATTGCGCACGCCCGGCGCCACGTTCGCGACCATGTTCAGGACGTCTCCGCCCACTTGCTGGAACGTCACGTAGGGTCGCGTCGTCGACGTCGGCGCGAAGTCGGGAAACACGCGCGGCGTGACGGTCTTGAGCAGCGTGAAGAGGTCGGCTTCGAAAGTCATTGGCCGCTCCCGCTCATCACTTCCAGCAGCTTTGCCTTTGCCGCGGCAACAGCTTCGGGGTACTTTGCGGACGCCGGCCGGATGAACGGCTTCGCGGCCACTTGAACAGGCTCAGGAAGGGGCGCCTTCTTGTTCGTGTACCACTGCCCGTCGCTTCCGAGATAGACCTTGTATTTGCGGATGTAGCCGAACTCCACGAGATGCCCGTGGGGGGCGCGCGGCAGGCCGTCCTTGGCCGTTCGCCAGCTGACGTGATAGGTCGCGCGGCCGGGGCTGCTGTTTTCCTCGGAATACTTCTGGTAAATCGAGTTGTGGAGGTTGCCCGTGTAGGTTCCGAGCGCCGACACGTTCGTTCGAACGGCCTGGTACAGCACCTCCGCTCCCGCCTGCGCCGCCGGACGTACGGCCGCCTGGATGTCCTGGCCGATTTCCTCGATGAGCGCCTGGATGTCCGGCAGGTTGTGGTAGACCGTGAAGGTGTGCGAGCCGCCGTACTTCGCGCGCCGGACGGCCGACTGCCTGCTTGGCTTCATGCCACCACCTCGCAGGCGAGATCGACGAACTCGCTGCCCTCGAGGTCTGGCAGCACGGCCTTGACCTGATAGACCGTCGAGCCGTGCGTGACGCGCATCGCCGCGGTCACATCGGTGCGATAGCGGATGCGGATCGACGCCTTCACGATGGACAACTCTGCACCGCCGCGGATGCTCTCAAGTCCAGAGAGTTGCCGCACGTCCGCCCACACTTTTCCGTCGCCCGCCGTGATCAGATTCGTCCACGTCGGAACAACCTGGCCGATGCTGTCCTGCGTGGTGCCGGGCTGCTGGATCAGCACCCGGTGGCGGAGCTTGCCGGCCTGCATGGTCAGGCCGACACCACGCGATAGGGATCGAGCAGCCCGTCGAAGAACGGCATCGGATCGACCTTGATGGAGCGCTCGGCGACGACCTCGGCACGGAACTCGTACAGGGAGCCGATGCGCAGGAGCATCCATTGCTTGATGCCATCGGGAACGGCGGTCGCGTCACTCCCGTACCCTGCGCTGTAGTTCACGGCAACCGCGCCGATTTCGGGCAACGCAATCGGCCAGATGCGGCCGAAGGCGGGGGCGATGCGTGCGGGCAGCGCCGACAGGTCCGCCACCAGTGAGCCGTCCGAGGCGCGCTGGATGCCATTCGCGGCGGCGTCCCAGGCGAGGGGCTGCGGCGTGCCGCTCATGTCCCGGTAGACGAGCGAGCTGATCGACTGCACCGGCCCGCGCTCGAGCTCCAGACAGCACGGGAACGCGTCCAGCACCAGCCGCCAGCTCTGGGTGATGAAGCTGCGCCCGGTCAGCGTCTCCGCATACTGGCGCGCCGCTGCGATGAGCCGCCCGATCAGCGCATCATCGTCGGTCATGTCCGGGTCGATGCGCAGATGCGTGCGCGCCTCGTCCAGAGACACCGGCTCGACGCTCGGTGCGGCTGTCTGAATGAGCATGGCGGCTCCGGAGCTTTACTTGACCCGAACCCTGGACGGCGCGGCAGGCGCGGGTGCAGCCTCCGCTGCAGGATCGGGCAGATCCACTTCCTCGGCGATGCCGCGCGCCACATGGCGCCGCGTCTCGTCCGTGACGGGATAGTCCTTGCCCGCCTCGTAGACTGGCGCGCTGAACCCGTGCTCGCCGACAGCGTGGAAGCTCTGGGTGTAGCGGATGGCTTTCATGCGTTCTCCAGCAACAGGGGCTCCGCACAGGGAGCCCCTTTACTTGCTTGCGATCAGAGCTTGACTTGCTTGACCGTGGCGAGGTTGGACGCGCTCTCCGGCGCATACCGGCCATCGACGCCGAGCACGACCGCCGCCGCCGCGCCACCGGTCGCGCCGCCCGTCACCAGGCCGAACTTGATGTAGCGCTTGGAGGTGGCAACGAGGTCGTCGGCGCGCACGCTGATGGCGACCTGCGCGTTGTCGTTCGCCGAGGCGGACGCGGCCAGTTGGGTGGCCGTCTTCAGCGCCGTGGCGTTCGTGCCGTCGCTGTCGCAGGTGTAGCACTTGAAGTCGATCGTCTCGCTCGCCATGTCGCCGGTCATGGCGATTGCCAGCACCTGGTGGAACGTGTTCATGTCGATCACGTCCGAGAACTTCTCGGTGTTGGCGACCGTCTGGGGATCGATCGTGCCGAGGATTGCCAGCTTCTCGCCGGCCGCAACGTTTGCGTTCATGATGAACTCCGGAAAGGGAATGAGGGTTGCGGGAGGAAGGGCGGCACCGCGCCGCCCCTCGCGTCACCGATCAGCGGGCCTGCAGCGACAGGAACGGCGACAGGTTGTTGCTGCCGTTGGCGGGCGTGATGGCCGCGGAGAGCTTCGACTGACCGTCCATGCGGAAGATCGTGCGGAACGCCACGGCGTCCGCGTCGAAGTAGATGTGCATCGAGCTGGCCGTCTCGACGCCGCCCGCCTTGGTGATGGCCTGGTAGTAGGACAGGTCCACCAGGTTCACGTCGCCCTGCGAGCTGAAGCTCTTGGCGTGCTGGCTGACGATGATCGGGCGGCCCAGCAGCATCCCGTAGGGGTTGCTCTGGATCGCGCCGTTCACCGACATGCCGCCCGGCAGGTAGATCGGGTAGTTGCCCAGCGTCAGGGTGAACAGCGCCGGCAGGACGTCGTTGTTGATGACCCACACGGCCTTGCCGAACGAGCCCGAGGGCAGGCGCGCGATCATGTTCGCCAGGTTCGTGGCCGTGAGCGTGTTGGACGACTGGCCCGAATCCTTGGACACGACCACCGCCGCGCCGCTGTTCAGCGCGCCGAGCGGCAAGCCGCCGCCGGTTCCGAACAGGATCGCCTCGTTGGTCTTCCAGCGGATCGAGTCGGCGACCTTGCCGGGCAGCCAGCTATCGAGCGCGCTCGTGTCGGCCAGCAGTTCGTCCGTCATGGGCACCAGCGCCATGAGCTTCTTCAGGCGCAGCGCCATGGTGCCGAGCACCGGCTTGACCTGCGTGCCGGCGGCGGCTTCGCCCTGCCAGTAGGCGCGGATGCCGTTGCTGCCCCAGGGCGTCGTCTCGTCCTTGGGGAACGTCATGTTGTTGCCGGTGACGTTGACGTCATCGCACAGCGGCAGCAGCGCGTCTTCGCCCAGCGAGAGCTGGAAGATCTCGGGCGAGAAGGCCGGCGGAATGGCGAAGCCGCCATCGGCGCCCGCGCCCTCGTTGCCGTAGGTCGTCGGCGCGGCGGCCACCACCGCCAGGCGCGTGTCGGCCGCACCGCCCACCGCCTTGACCTGCGAGGCGCCGTAGACGGCCTGCGCGAACTCGCCGAAGGACTTGAAGCCGCGCTTCGGGTCGTTTTCGACGTTCTCGCGCACTTCGATGCGGGCGGCGGCGGGGATGGCGACGCTGGAAGCGCCAGCCGGACGCGCAGCGGCGATGCCGGCCTCTTCGGCGATCAGCGCGTTCTCGCGTTCGATGGCGGCGGAGGTCGCGCCGATGCCGTCACGCAGGGCGGCGTAGGCGGCGGTTTCCTCGTCAGTCCAGCCGCGGTTTTCGGCGGTGGCCTTGGCGTCCGTCGCGTCGTTGAAGGCGCGAGCGGCCTGGACCTGTTCGGCCTTCTTGGCCTGCAGGGCGCGGAGCTTTGCACTCATTTGGGATCTCCAGAAACACGAAAGCCGCCCGGAGGCGGCTGTAGAAACGACAAAGCCCGCTTGCGCGGGCTCACGGGGTTGCACAACGGCCCAACGGGGCCTGCACTGAAGCGCCTACGGACGCGTCAGCGGGGTGGGCCGTGCCAGCCCGGGACTCAGTTACAGACTCAGGATGTCCAGTTCACGCGCCCGCGCGGCGTGCGCGCGGGCGCGGGCTGACTCAAGGGCAGCGAAATCAGGCTGCGCAACCGGTTCCGGCTCCGGAACGTCCTCCATCGCGATCAGTTCCGCTACGGAGCCTTGCGCACCTTTCAGCTTGCGAGCCATGCCGCGCAGCACATCCGCGCGCGTGGCGATGCCGTCGATCATTCCGGCCGCCAGAGCATCCTTCGCCCCGAGCACGCGGCCCTGCCCCATGCCGTCGCGCACGGACGCAACGGGCGCATTCCGGCCGCGCGCCACGGCTTGCGTGAACGCTGCGTAGTAGCCGTCGACCGACGCCTGGATGGCGGCGCGCGCTTCATCCGTGAGCGGCTCGAAGGGGTTGCCCTCGGTCTTGAACTTGCCCGCGGAAATGAGCGTGGCCTTCATACCCATGGCATTCATCAGCCCGCTCATGTCCATGTGCATCGTGTAGACGCCAATGGAGCCGACTTCACCGCCGGGCGTGCAGTAAAACTCGGTGCACTGCGAGCCGGTCCAGTAAGCGGCGGAGGCGGCCAGCGAGTTCGCGAGGCCGATCACAGGCTTGGCCTTGCGGGCGCTGTAGATCAGGTCGGCCAGTTCGCCGGTCCCGTAGACGCTGCCGCCGGGGCTGTTGATGTCGAGCAGCACTGCGCCCACGGTGTCATCGTTGATGACGTCCATGAGCGCGGCAGCGAAGGCGTCTGTGCTGGTGTCGCCGCCGTCGTAGTAGCCGCCCGGCGTGAGCACGCCACTCATCGGCAGGATCGCGATGGCTCCGGAGCGAGCTCCCGCCCCGCGCGCGCCGCGCATCGGTGCGGCCAGCGGACTCGCCACGATGCCCATGGCGTCCGACTGCAGCGCCCACGGCGCGCCGCGCAGGTCTTCGGCGAACCGGAAAGCACGGCCCTCCGGGCGCTCTTCGGTCGGCTTGGAGTCGTGTTTGTCGGTCATACGCTCTTTCCCAGCGCCACAAGCGACGCAATCAGTTGGTTCTCTCCCACTTCGGACAACGCAGCATGCGCCGTCACCCACTCCTGCGCCGCCGACAGCGGAACCGCCAGGGTCGCCGCGACGAGGCTTGCTTCCGGCGCCTTGCCTTCCTTCATGATCCGGCGCGCAAGGCGTTCCGCGGCGGACAGCAGCAGGGCGTCCACGCGTGTGACAGCACTCTCTCGCATGGCCTTTTTCGCTGCGGCTTTGCGCGACCGACGTCGTGCACGGCGTGCGTCCGCGGAGCCGTCATCGGCGCCGCTATCGCCTTCTACCAGCTCGTCGGCAGCAGCATCGGACTCCTCGACCATGTTCAGGGGCCGCAGCGGCTCGTCCAGCCCGTCGATCGGGTCGAAGCCTTCCTGCTCGCGCGCTTCGTTGCGGGTGAGCCAGCCTGCATTGATGCCCGAGGTGTAGTAAGTGCCCCGCGCTACCGAATCACCGCGCATCATGCGGCGCATGTCGAACTCGGGCTCCAGCCCCATCGGCTCGTCGGCTCCGAGCAGGAAATACTCGATCGAGGACTCCCACAGCTCCGCGTACGGCAGCATCGTGTCCGTCCAGAATTCGATGGACTGCTGCTCGATGTTGGAGAACGTCGCTTCGGACAGATCGCCGACTTTGTGCGGCGGAATGCGCCAGATGCTCGCGATCTCGCTTTTCTTGGCCGCGCGCGCCTCGATGAACTGGGCTTCCTTGTTGTTCAGGCCCAGTTCGTGGAACTTCATGCCGCGATCCAGCACGGCCACCTTGCCGCCGTTCGCGCCACCCTGCATCTGCTGCCAGGAATCGCGAAAGGTCTTCTTCGCCTCGGTCGTGGCGAACTGGCCGGGGTACTCGATCCAGCCGCCGCCGGGCTTTGCGTCGTTTGCGAAAAAGCGCGCCGAATACGCCTGGATCGACAGGCCCTCGCCGATCGCCTCGCGCGCCAGCGTGATCGGGCTCAGGCCGAGGTAGCTGTCGTCGCTCTGTCCGCGAAGGTGCCAGATCTCGTTGCGGGCAAAGTAGTAGGTCTGGTTGTTCGCGTCGACGTACCTGTAGCGGTAGTTTCCCGCCGCATCCAGCAGTTCGACTGTCATCCGATCGGGATGCAGCGGAAGGAGCTCGACGATCTCGCCCTTGCCGTTGGCCGTGATCTGGCAGAACGCGTTGCCCCGAAGCGCGAGATGCCCCTGCAGCATCAGCCGCCACTCGTAGGGCGTCTGGAACCGGTTCGGGCTCTTGGCGAACAGGCGATAGAGCCAGTGCTTGGTGTTCTTCGTCCTGCCGCCGCCCGTTTTCGGCTGGTAGAGCGTGAAGGGCATGACCGCAAAGCTCTCGGCGAGCACGCGAATGCAGGAATACACCACTGGAAGGCCGAGAGCCGACACAGGCGTCACGCGCACACCGGTGCGCGTCATGGAGCCGAGCGGCGTGAACCAGAACGACCCCCACGGGCTGCGGTCCATCATCCCGCCATCGGCACGGACTCGGCTGAGAAACATCAGCCGCCCTCACCGGCCGACTTGTCGGCTTTCTTCGGGTCGTACAGGCCGCCCAGATAGGCGCCGATCAGCACCAACACCAGCAGAAGACCGCCAGCAACGGCAATTCCCCAGCCGATATTGATCACGACACCGCCAGCGAGAACCATCAGCCAGCCGACCAGCAGGCACAGATTGAAGACGCGCAGGTTCAATGTGGTTCTCCCCGCTCAGACGGTGAGCAGTTCGTAGTCCTCGCCGATGACATTGGCCGCCGGTGCGAGAGACATGAGGCTGACAGCATCGAAAAGCGCCATCAGCGGGTCGATCTTGGCGGAGCCCGCCGCCTGCTTGGTGATCATCACGGCGTTGCCGCGGGCTTCCACCTTCGCGTTGCCCACGCTCCACGCCATCAGGGCCGCGCCTGCGTGCACCAGCTCGCCTGCGGCCAATTTGCGCTCGGTCGTCTTGATCGCCGCATTGAGCTTCCAGCCCTGCGACACCCCGACGATGCGCTCCATTCCGATGTCGCAACCGGGCGCGGTGAGCGCGTCGATGATGTCGCCGATTCCGGCAGCGTCCACGCCGATTCCAGCCTTTTCCGGCAGCAGGCCGACGTCGCGCACCCGGCAGACGATCTCCGCCACCGCCTGCACGTCCTGCCCCGGCTGCTCCACGATGGTGAGATCCCCGGCAGCGGCGAAGTCCGACAGCCGCGCGGCGATCTCCTTGCGCCGCTCCAGCGCGATCCGGTGTGCCCACGCATGCGCCCAGGCCAGCCAGCGGCGTGTACCGCGCTCGCGCCCCAGCACGCACAGACCCAAGAGGTCGTCCAGGCCACCGCCGTCGATGCCGACCACGGCGACTTCGCTGCGCTCGAGCAGGCTGTCCAGCGTCACCCCCGGCTCCGCTGCCGCCTCCCAGAAGTCCGCACCCGCCCACCGATCCGACCGCAGATTCAGGCCGATCTCGACGTTCAGGTGCTTTGCGAGGAACTGCTGAAACGTGCCGTCCGTCTTCGCCTTGACCCTGCGCAGCTGGTCGTGCAGCCATTCGGCGCTCACCGACCGCCCGATGTTCGGGTTCGTGATGTAGAAGTTCTCGGGCTCGAGATACGCCTTGTCCTCGAGCATCCTCCGCGGAAACTCGTACAGCACACCCAACGTCTTGCGGTCGGCAACCTTGCCATCGCGCACGTCGCGCCAGTAATCCAGCCGCTCCTTGAACACCCCGGCCGGCGGCTCGTCGGACTGGGTGGTCAGGTAGATCACCCATCCCTCCTCGCGCGACACCTGGCCGCCGAGCGCCTCCATGAACATCGCAGCGGCGTTCGACCGCTTGCCGAACACCCACAACTCGTCGACCAGCACCTTGCCGGACTTCTTGCCGGACACCGTGTCGGTGTCAGCTGCCACCACTTTCAGGCTGTTGCGATTCACCCGGTGCGTGATCGTCCTCAGATGGTCCTGGATGTGGAACAGCGCGGACAGCTCCTCGTCCTCGCGCACCATCGCCGCGGCCGGCTTGTAGGAGTTGTCCGCCACTTCCTTGGTTGGCGCCAGGATCAGGTGCTCCTCTTCCTCGCGCCAGCACAGGATCAGGGCCGTGAGCATGATCCCAGCCGCGATCGTGGACTTCGTGTTCTTCTTGCTAATAAGAAGGCCGTACTCGCGGATCAACTGCTTGCCGGTGTCCGCGTCATACCCGCCGAAGATGGCCGCCACGAAATCGAACACCCACTGCTCGGAGCACTCGCCGAACGTCGGCTTGCCCGGCAGATCGACCACTCGCAACGACTTGAAAATCTCGAGCGCCTGCGCGGCCTGCTCCGGAAAAATCGGCGCCGGAATGATCGAAAGCCCCGCGACGAGCCGATCCTCCCAATCCGGGCAAGCCGTGCTCCACGCCATGCGATCACACCTTCTTGCCGCCAGCCGCGATCAGCCGCGGCGGCGCAGCAGGAGCGAACCGGCTGGCGACTTTCTCGGCCTGGGCCTGCTTCTGCTCCTTCTTGCCGCCCTCGCCGCGCTTGGCATGGACGTATGGCAGCAGCGCCAGGAGGGCCTTCATCTGGGACGGGCTCACGTCCAGATGGCCGAGCGCGACCAACTCCAGCGTCGGCCGCGGGTCCAGCGGCTCGCCAGGATTGGCCTTTGCCATCTCCGGCGCGATCAGGACCGCAGCCACCCTCTTGCGGCCCGCCCCTTCGCGCTTGCCGCCCGAATTGGGCCGTGCACCCCCGCTTTTACCCTTCACGCCGGCCATTTGCTGATTCCCAAGTCATTTGCTGATTGGCATGGATGGCCGGTTTAATCTGCGCGTGCG